CCTCATAAAACCGTCTATGTGTTTCCTGTCCTTCGCTGTAATAAGCACATCTTCAAGGTACATATTACCTGTCCTGTGCATTATGGTGTCGGATTTCAGTTCAATGGTAAGATACTTCTTGTTTATGGCGTCAATGTCACCGGACAATAGTATATTGTCGTCTATTTTTCCGTCAAAACTGCATACATAGTCGATGTCGAATTTCCTTAAACATTTGTATTTCAAACCTGTTGTCTCCTTGACATCAACGGCGTTGAAATTCTTTTTTATGTAGGAGAAGATGATTTCCTCACCCTTTTTACCAACATCCAACTGTCCTTTGCTTGTATATGATTTTCCCATAACTATTTTAATAATTTATCCTTTCTCTTGTCACTATCCTTACCGAACCATATTTCAAGTTCATCCAGCGCCACATCATCCAATTCGTAGTAATATATCCTCGGGTTCTGGATGAGTTCCTTGTACTCGTTGTCTTCCAATGCACCCAGACCTTTATAGTATTCAATATCCCATTTCTTCGGGTCGTTTTTCTTGCACCATTCGTCAAAGTCACTCTTACAATAAAACTTCTCCGATTTTCTTCCCTGCCTTGCTATCAAGACGGGTGTCTCGATTCTTGCAATCCTGTGTTCCTTGATGAGTTCAGGCCAGTAGTAGGCGAAGATGTTCAAGAGAAGTCCGGCTATATCTGCACCAATAAAATCCCCCTTTCGGGGCTAACCATCCGTGTCAGCATCTGTTAAAATATGAACTTCATTTATTCTTGTATTATCTTTAATGATTTTTCTGTGTATTTTAACATCCGACATTTTAAATTTCATCAAGTTTACCTCTTTCATAATCTTTAATTTTATTTTTAATTGTTTCTATTATTTCATTTCTATTATTTTCTAAATCATCATCCCAAACAACAAAACATTTATAACCGATGTCTTCCAATATTTTTCTTTTTCTCAAATCATTATCATACACTTCTTTTGCAGTCTTGTTTGTATTTGGTTGAACCCAGTTTTGATTTGGTGACTTTGGATGCCATACAACACCATTATATTCAATGCAAATTTTTAGTGGTTCTATTACAAAATCATAAAAATAATACTTTTTTAAAATTTTATCATAGTGTCCAAACTCATTTTCTGCATAATATGTTTTTTCAAAAAGTTCATCTGAAAGGTTTATATCCGATAATAAATTTTCAAAATATAACATAGATGCCTTTGAAAATTTTGAATTTTTTCCATTGTGTGTTTTTTTAATCCAATTTTCTCTTATATTGTTGGCTTCATCAAAAGAACATCCCTCTCTTCTCACAATTTCATCTATTTCATAATATGATGAAATTATCCTTTTTACATTATTATAACGTTTATTTCCTTCTTTTTCACCATATTTTTCAATATAATGTTTCAAATCTCTCTTTGCTGAATTTTTAGATAATTTTTCAGCATCTTCTACCGAATATCCTCTATCTATCCAAAATTCGGGTCTGTTGTATATTCTTGAGTTTACCTTATATTCGGCATCTTCCTCTGACATACCTTTTTTAATCCAATAATCTTTTGAAAAAGGATTGTTTGATTTATTATTAAACCAACCCTTTTCATTAAGTGTCTTAATCGCTTTTCTACTTTTTTCTTTTATTATATTGGAAGTTTCTTCTTCAGTATACCCACGTGATAACCAGTATAATTTTGAAAACGGATTGTTTATTACATCAAATCTTCCATTTTCTTTTTGTTTTTTTGCAGATTTTTTTCCCTTTGTTTCTAGTTTCTTTTTAACATCATCTTCTGATAAACCCTTTACTTTAACAAGCCATTCCTTACTTTGTGGATTAAGTGAAGAACAAATACAATCTTTATCACGACATACTTTATTCCCCCTATAATATACAAAACTATCGATATACCAATTTTCTTTATCCTCCTTTATCTCAACAATAGTATCGGCATATCTTTCACAAAAAACACATTTCTCAACAACAAACCCATTTTTTATCAAAAAATCGGTATGTGATTTATAATTTGAACCTATGTAATTTTTTACAGACCTTATTGACCTAAATCTTTCTTTTGAAAATTTTACACACATATGACACATTTCATTTATATCATATTTATGAAAAATTTATTTTGGTTTTATAATGATGGTGACATAGATTACTACCAAAGAGATTCGGAACCATCCACATCTTTATCAATTTCTCCAAATCTTTTTATTAAATCTTTAATAGTATATTTTTTACCTTTTATTTCAATAGTGTCTTCAATGTCACATTCAATATCACCATCACTCAATTTCAAAATAACCTTTCCTCTATTTGAGTATACAAAAGGACTTCTACCGAACTGCAAACCCATAGCGGACATAATACCTTTCAGTTCCTCGTTTGCACGAACCTTGTCCTTCGGTGCAGTCCTTACGTTCAATATCTTTCCCCTGATAGGAAACAACGCCTGTGTGTTTGGGTCTCTGAACTTACGGAAGCCGGCGGCCGCAGAATCACCCTCCGTGATGGAAAGTGATGTCTTGCTCTTCTTCAAGGTACCCGCCCATCTGCAATCAACAAGTTTCTCAACCTTGACTTTTGCAATGGTCTTGTTTGCCTCCCTCTCGGCCTTGCTGTCATCCGCCATCTTCTTTTTATCCAGCCAATCGGTGATTGAGTTTGTTATTTCACTCTTGTAAATCTGTGAAAGAAACTTCTCGTTCAACTCTATCGACGTTCCGAAATTCTTGACATCGGAAATCAGTTTCTCTTTCGTCTGTGAAGAGAAACTCGGTCTGATTATAGTTGAATTTACAAAAAGAAAAATATGGTTCTTTATCTGACCCGGCAGAATATCCGTCTTGTATTTCTTTATTATCTTCTCCCTCAAATACGGTGTTATCTGGTCTATTATGTACCCGATGTGCGTCCCTCCATCATATGTATAGACCGAATTGACATAACTCACCTGCTGGAAGTTTCCGGTGTCACTCAACGCCACACCCACTTGCCAGTCCTTGTTCTCTATATAGATTAAAGGGTTGTTCTCATCAAGGTACATATTGCAGTAGTCCTTGAATGAACCAATCATCACTTTCTTTCCTTGAAAATATATGGTGAGGTTCGGATTGCATCCGGCGATTTCATACACCCTCTTCTCCATAATCCTTATGTCATCATCCGAAATCTCCTTCATACCGAAACGAGACAGTTCGGGAGTATATGTTATCCTTGTGAAATGCTTTGAAGTGGATGTGATTTTCTCCTTTGTGTGTTTCTTCATATTATTTGTCCACTCCATTTCGAATTTCTTCTTCCCGTCGGCGGTCTCGACGAGAAAGGATGTGGAGAAAATATTCGAGATTTTACTTCCCAGACCATTCGTGCCAACCCAGCTCCTGTCCTCATCGTCGTTGTAGTTGGATGAACTACGGAGGTTTCCGAAAATCATTTGAGGGACATACATCTTCGTACCCTTGTGCATCTCGACGGGAATACCTCCGTTGTCGAATACGGTAACGACACCTTTGGGCTTGTCTATTTCAACCTTTATGGTATTGAGGGTTGTATTCGGTCTTTTGCTTTCATCCACCGAATTGGATATGATTTCGTCGAAGAGCTTGTGGAAACCCGGATTATACATAACATCCTTCTGTACAAATTTGCCGTCTTCGAGAACATACTGGCTTGACTTCTCCGACACCACACTTCCGAGAAACGAAGAGGGTCTCAAAAGGGTGTGGTCTATGTCGGAAAGTGTTTTGTAAATTTCATTGACATCTTTCATAACCTAAATATAACAAAAAGGTTCATTTATCCTTTACAAGTCTAATTGGATACTTGGTATCACTTCTAGTTTGGGTCATTGTTGCGTCATCAAGAGCATCTTTCAATTCCTTACTGTTCCACCTGACATCGAATACACGACCTTCACCGGAACCGGAACTCGCCGATGACGGGTCTATGTCAATAAGTCTTACTATATTTTCAGGAAAAAAATTCACTACTTGTCCCCTAAGTCCCATATCTACATTAAAAACCCCATAATGTTCAAAAGTTAGTTTTTCATATGTCGTTTTGTTTATAAATTCAACTTCCTTAGAATAACTCCTCCTACTGATGTTCTTGTTTTCAATCAATTCGGAATATTCGTCAAATGTAGGCAGTCTCCATCTATGCTTGAACTTGACATCTTTGACTTCTTCAAAAGAAAAATATTTTTTATCGGAGCCTTCACCTTTTTTTTCCAAATCCTTGTCCGCCCACAACACACTACATCCAATATCAACTGGAATCAAATCATCTTCCAAAAATTTTTCATCTTCCACCCTAACGATGTCCCTAAAGTATTCTTTCGTCAGATTAAGTAATACTCCCATAAAATAATGTTCCTTTTCCATATTTATGGCTCATTTGTAATAATAAAATATATCCTTTCAAAAAAAAAACTTTTTTCCTTTTTGTTATTTTTAAATTATAAATATCTTTGAATTATGGAAGTCATACTTGATGAACTGACACCCAAGGAGTTTTTCTCAAACGGAGGGGTGGTAAAAATTAAAATCGTACTAGAATCCTTGAAAAAGGAGTACAAGAGAACAAAATTCTTGTTTTATGAATACAGGGAATATCTTCGTTTTTTAAGGGGAGTGCATTTGAAATGCTTGAACATTTATCCTAGTCTTGAAAGAAAAGAAATATACAAGAAGATAATCGAGTCTTTAGAATTTTCCTGTTCTATCGGAACGAAAGTCTATATGATAGACCCAAATTTTGACAATGTGCATTCCATTGAATTTTGCAAGTTCTACTACTGTTATGACAATGAACTGTTACCGATGAAGAACGATGATGGAAACAAGATTGACACATATGGTATAAAGAATGTCAATTTTTCATTGATAAACGTGGATGATACCAGATGGGAGAAATTCAGGGACCAGCGTCTTGAAAGAGGGTTCGATGATTCCGAACTGTGGAATCTGTTTGAGACATTTTCAAAGTTTATCATCCCGAGACTGAAGGAATTTGAAAAGGGACATGTAAGCTGTCCCGTAAATATGACCGATGAAGAGTGGCATAAGATACTCAATTCTATGATAGAAGGATTTGAATCTATCATCAATGGATGTACGGACGATGAAAAGGTCGAGTATGGACTGAAACTTTTTTCAAAATATTTTTTATACCTATGGGATTAAATATGAACAAGATAACATTTATATCGGATACACATACAAGAAACGGCTATTTGAAGGATTTACCCGGAGGCGACATAATCATCTTCGCCGGCGACTGTATGGGTTCGGGGTACAAGGTGAAGGAACTGTCGGAATTTTCAAAATGGTTCTCCAAACAGAACTACACATATAAGGTCTGTATCGCCGGAAACCACGACAGATACTGTGAGAATACCTCGAAGGATTTCGTCAAGAAGATGTTCTTCGACGAGAATGGTATAATCTACCTCCAAGACGAACTCGTTGAAATCAACGGACTGAAGATATACGGTACGCCATACCAGCCCTATTTCTGCAACTGGGCGTTCAATGTCAACGACAGTGACAAGCTCAAAAGCATATACAAGATGATACCGGACGGTGTGGATATACTCGTTACACATTGTCCACCATACGGAATACTCGACAAGAGCCATATTCCGAGACCTTATTTCGGACGGACCGGTGAGGAACCGCTGGGAAGCAAGGAACTCCTCGAAACCATAAATGAAATGGAAAACAAACCAAAGGTTTGTGTGTTCGGACATATACACGGGGACGGAGGTAAAATGATAGAAATTGATGGTGTCAAATATATAAACGCATCCGTCTGTGACGAGGAATATGAACCGGTCAACGGTATAATTTCAATAGAGATATAAAAGAAAAGGTGAGGATTTCCTCACCTTTTTTATTCCGTTATCATCTCCTTGACTTTCTTATAACTGAATTTTACTTTTGCACCATTTTCTGCATAAATCTTGAACATATTTGTTAGAATCTCTTCAAACTTCTCTTTTCCGAACAGTTTTTCGAAACCTTCAATATTTTTTCTCAACTTCTTTATATTTTCCGAATCTATCACTTGCGGGTCATCGTCTCCGAACAATAATGTCGGTTGATAGCGCTGACCTACATGACCGAGTGATATGACACAGTTTCCATCCTCGAAATGAAGATTCATTTCCAGCATATAGAGATTGTCTTCATCATTCCAGAAGGTCGACTTCATAATCGGACGGCTTACATCGTTGAATCTGTCGTTACCCTTGAATGTATCACCGACTTTGAGTATAAATTCCGTTAGTATTACGAGATTTTTCTCCTCCTTTCCATATTTATCCATTTCCTTATAAATGGACTTCATATCCACTCCACTTCTTATGATTGCATCTATGGTATTTTTTCTGGATTTTTCGGAATCTTTATCTGTTTTCCTAATAACTCTTTCCACTTTCAATACATATTCGGCAAACGAGGCGAAATCAACTTTATCCTTATTCTTCGTCTTCTTATAGTGGTCGAGAATTTCTTCGATGGCGGTTATTGCTTTTTTTTCACTCTCACTCTCTTCCTCATATACCTCACGGTCGTAACCGTATTTTTTTACTTTATTACCGTTATATTTCAGCATCTCCCTGTAGGTCTCTATCGCCTTATCCATATCCAGCTCGCCCAGTAATTCCTTGTCTGTAAGTATGTCGTTACGCTGTGCGTAGCTTGTACCACGTTTTTGTTTACTTTTTCTTGACAGATTGTCTATCGTTGACTCACTTGCGTTGGCATAGAGAATGTACAGCAGTGCAAATTCCAGATGGGCGTACTGGCCTAATCCTTTTGTAATTTTTTTAAGTGACTGGTTTACGTCTTCAAGTTTCCTGGATGAAGTCTCCAGAATAAATTGTTCAAAAAGTTTAATCTTTTCCATATTCATTTTTTATCATATTATATTTATGTCATAAATAATATATAAATACAACTAAAGAAGAATGGCCATTTATAATTTCGGTACAGGTGGTTTTAATGGTATGTATCCGTATAATACGGGTGTGTACAATTATAACAATGGAACATACTCGTACTCCAATGGTAATCTATCATCAAGTACCACATTTATCAACGGTATTCCATATACACAGAACATAATGATGCTCAACGGCACCGGAGCCGGTTGCGGTGACTCACCGTGCCCGCAGGGATACTCGCTGTACTTCCCTTGTCTGAAAAACATAACGAGGGGTGAGGATGTGTGTTTTGAATTTTATGTGGTGAACAATGAGACGAAGGATGTTGTGGATTTGAGAACCGTGGAAGCCCTCACGATAACTTTGACGGGAAATTTCGGTTGTGTTCTCGGAACATATATGTATCCAAGTGATGACGGATATATAAGACCGCTTCAGTCACAAGAATACAAGCACCTTATAGATGAGAATTTTACAGAAAGACCTTTCCGTTATCTTTCCGTGACACTTGTTGACGAAAATCTAGACGAGATTTCCGAGAAGGGTGTGGACGGAAAGATTGGAAAATATTTTGACGGTGATACTGTGGAACTTAACGCCTATGACACTTCATCGTATATTTTCGTAGGATGGATTGACATAAATGCAGACTATGACGAGGAGTGTGACGACTTTTATCTGTCAACCGACCGTAGATTTACTTTTGAAATAAAACGGGATATGAACATAGCCGCAGTTTACAGGAAAAGAAAGAAATTCAAGATTTCCCTCTATCAAGGAAACTCCACATTCAGTTATTTAAAGAACGGCGAGGAGAAACCTCTGTATGACGGATATAATGTGGAGGAAGGAAAACATATCATAGTAAGGGCGATACCGTACAATGAGATGTTCTTGAACTGGGATGCAAGTGATTTTGGAGAATCCACACATTCGGAAACTGAAAACATAATATTGAAAATAGAAATGTTGTCCGATGTATTCTTGAAGATAAACGGAATACCTTTGGATGATATTGGTGAAAGCGATGAACTCAGTCTTTATGATTTGAACTTCATTGAATTTTCATTCAAGGAACTTATGCGTAACTTGAATATAGAGGAGGAGGATGATGTCTTTGAAGACCACGAACTAGTTGAAAACGACCCGTCTTATGAAATCACATTCTTTGAAAATGTAGATATTTCCAAAGTCTTCGATGAGTGTGAACCTACGGATTATGACAAACTATACTGCTATTATTCGGGAGGAAACTGCATAGCAAGGTTTGGTGACAACGAAGGAAACGGATTTGTTGAATTTTCAAATCCGGGTATAGAGACCGAAACGATATTGGAAGTATATTGTATGAAATACGGAGATAACAACAGTTCGGTTTCCGTATCACTGGACGGTCTGGAATCACAGGTGCAGGAAATAGAGACGGAAGGTTTCAACAAACTTATCTTTGATTTCGAAAAAATTGACTTCAACAAGATAAAAATATCGTCATTGGGGGATATCTTTCCGGAGGAAAAACCGGGTCAATGTTTCGTAGACAGATTTACCTTGTCCGATATGATTTTTATTGACAAGGGTAAGGCGGCGTTATGTCTGCCGGGTTCGGAGACGACCAAATTCTACAGAGGTAAGATTACGGCGACCGGAGCGATAAGGATAAATGGTGCAAATCACGGACTTCCTTGTGCGATGGTTGGAAATGTTACAAATATTCCAGTAATAAATATAATATAATATAATAAAGATAAATTATGAAAAATATATTAAGTTTTGACGATTTTATTTTGGAAGAATCGGTTCAACTGAATGAAGGACTTCTGCAAAATCTTTTCGGAGCCATACTCGGACGTGATATGTGGAGTGCCATAAAAGGTGAAAAAGTCATAAAGGATGAGTTCAAGAAGATTGACGATAAATTGAGCGGATTCTATCTGACAAAGATAAAGAATCCGAATGCTTCACAGGATGTACGCCAGACTCTGGTCGACTGGGCCGATGAGATATATAAGGCCAAGAAAAAATTAAAGGAAGAAACGGATAAAGCTAAGGAAGGTGACGATAAAGAAAAGGACAATAAAGAAGATGGAAACGATATTCTTCCAGTATTGATTGGTTCGTTTAAATTTGAAGGCAAGACAGAAGAGGAAATAAAAAAAGAAATAGAAAATAACGAAGAACTTAAAAAATTGTCGGAGGATACCAAAGGGAAAATTCTAGATGCTTGGAAAAAGGTTCAAGACGACAAGGAACTTTCAAAGAAATTCGATGAACTCAAGTCCGAAGTTAAAAAAATAGATGAGAAATATCAGAAAACCCTCGATGATGTAACTGGCAGTTCCGCCGACTTGAAGAGATGGGCGAATATTTTGAAGGACAGAATGAATGACATTATCGACAAGATTCTTTGCGGTAAATACGGTGAAGACAGTGAACTCGCAAAAGACCTTGAAAAGATACAAGATAAGAAGGATAAAAATTTGGAAAAAAAGAACAAGGATGAGTTAAAAGACGAAAACGACCAGTTGAAGAAAATCAACGACGAAAGAAACTCCGTTTTGAAAAAATGTGGTGTCGATATAGTCGCTGACAATGTAAATGCAGAGAATGTCCTTAAATCTGTGATGGACGAGATAACAAAAAATAAAATAATCGAAGAAAGTATTCTTCTTGAAAAGAAAATTTCCATCGAAGACTATTCAAAGACAAAACTTCCAAAACTCATAGGACTTAATGTCGAAAATGACAAAAACGGTGAGAGTAAAAACTACGATTCTCTCAACAAAACTTTGAAGACTTTGAGTAATGTTGTTCTGAAAACCGTTAAAGAAAAATTCAAGACGTTTGATTCATTGAGTGGTGTGAATTTTCAAGCGATGCTCACCGCTTATGCAAATCTTCTTTATGCTTGTTATTCAGAAAAAACGGATATGATTACTGATGATATGGTCACTTTGATGGCAAGATGTGCCATATACAACAACACCGTGATTGGTTTCGGTCTTCCTTGTCCGGATGAGGATTTGAAAAAGAAAGACGATGAAAAGGTTTCTATGTTCGGGTTCTACACGAACCAGCTTCTTGAATATATAAAGAAACAGAAAAAAGGAGGACTCCCGATTTTCAAGAAAATCTACGATGATGTCATGAAGAAAGCGAAATCACTCATAGATGAAAACAACAAAGAGGATGAACAGAAACTGAAAGAAGAAGAAAAGGAAAACAAAAAATAACTCTCATTTGATGTCAAAAAAAAAAGGTTCCGAAATTCGGAACCTTTTTTTTTGATTGAGTCTCTTACATCGGAATTGCCGGACCCATCTGTGGTGCCGGAAGACCGATTGTCTCTTCTGCCCAGTAGTCACAGTTGAATGTGATTTGAAGTTCGTTTGCTTCATTGACGGAATCATAGTTCCTGTCACCCATACCGGTTATCTGACCTGTCGGGAAGATGTCATAGCAGGTAATTTTTCTCCAAACGGAACCGTCACGGTTGTATTCAACTATAATCATAGTTCCACAGTAGATTACCTTCAAACCCTGTGAACCCGTTGCCGGATTGTAAATCAAGTTTGTCCAGTTACGGAGAGCCGTGTAGATGTAGTTCTCGTTGGCATTGTTCAAGTTCAATGAGAATGTTATACCGAGTTCCAAGTGTGTCTGGTCCGGACCGCCGGCATAACTTCTTTCAGCAAATTTGAACTTTTGTCTTGCAACACCTACCGCCGGATTCAGACCATCGAGACCCGAAATACTACGGACATGCTCAAGAAGAAGAGCCGAATTGGCTGTCACTTGCTGCTCCAAAGGAGATAAAATCGTAACCTCGAACAACGAGGGGTTTACAACTTCCCATTTATTCGTGGCAGCATGACTGTTTCTATAATGCGATAAAGACATAATATATTTATTTTTAGTTGTTTATGTTTCGAGAAGAAACTATCCTCTCACATTATTTATGAAATTTTATTTCCAGTTGTTTTCTTTTGCGATATCATCTATTAAATTTCTTTTATATAAGAAATTAAATGCGGACCTATTCATTCTTTTAAATTCACTTCTTGAACCATATTTTTTAGATTCTGTTTTTGCAGAATCTATTGTCCATTCTTTTTTACGTAATTCCAACCAAGTCATCTCCTCCAACCATCCATTCTCTCTTGCTATGCAATAAGGTCTACTGTTTCTACTGAAAGCATTTCTATTCTTATATTTGTGTGATTCTTTAAAAACAAGTTCCTTGGTCCATTTTATTTTCGGTTCTGGTCTGTGTAACCAAGTCATTTCGTCAAGCCATCCGTTCTTCAACGCAACACAATATACAGTTTTGTGTTTTCTATAAAATTCCACCCTCGACCCATATTTCCTCGACTCCTCGAAAACCTCCTCCTTCGTCCATTCCGTCCTCACGAGTCTATTTATCCACGGCATCTTGTCGAAGAGTTTGTGTTTTCTTGCGTACTCGTATGGATAAGGCGAGTATTTCTTGAAATCCTTCCTGTTCGTGTATTTCCTCGATTCCTCGATTACAGTTTCGTCCGTCCATTTAAAATGAAGACCTATCGAACTGCACCCAACACCAACTTTCGCCTTATTTAATAGTTCATATCCATTGTTTTTATATACTTCAACCCAATATTTTTCCTTTTCTTGTGACTCTAAAATAGTTAAATTATTTTCAAGATATTTGGGTTCAGGAACGGATTTTCCAATTGACGTGAAGTATTTATATACTGGTGAATTGGAACTTTTGTTAATAGAAAACTTTCCAGTGGAGTGTTCTTTGTGTCTTCGTTCTTTATCGATAGTCAAACCTATATATGCGATTTTATTATTATTGTCTTCATATACATACACACATCTCTTTTTATCATCATTTTTATAATTTGAAAGCCAAGTCATTTTATCCAATAGACCGAGTTTTAATGAATATTTATACGCTGAATTTGATTTTCTTGCAAATTCGGTTCTATTCTTATATTTTTTGGATTCTTCCAATAACAATTCTTTTGTCCACTTCATATTTTATTTATGGGTAAAACTCCAAAAACATTTTTTCATAAATAATATATATAAAAATAAAATGCAATAATTATGGCTTTAGATGCAGAATTAAGTAATTTGAAATCAGCCGGTACCTATCGTTTTGAAAGAGACCTTAGTACCATTTCAAATGACACAACATCCTTCTCAAATTTGAGACTGGTTGTCGGTTTCTCGAAGACGGGTCCGTTCAATACACCTATGCTCGTAACCAATTCAGCACAGTTTATCAAATTGTATGGTCCTATCGACCGTTCTCTTGAGAAGAGGGGTTCATACTTCCACAGAAGTTGTCTCGTGGCATTAAGCGCAGGTCCTATTCTTTGTTTAAATCTTTTAAACCTTGACCCGGACATCGACCAGGTGCCAGAGAAAACATTCTCCGTCAATACGAAGTATTTCAACAAACCACTGATTACATTACCATTGATATCTATCTATGACACGGATAAATTCTGGTATGCAAGTGAACAGAGTTACCTTGACGGAATAAACACATATCTAAATTCAACAGTCTCTCCTTCTATTCAGAATTTCGTTAATGATTTGCCTCCAGAGGAACAGACAAAATACACAAATGATTACACTGATGACATTCTTCATTTCACGAATGTCGGAAAGAAACCTATTTCGATTCTTGTAAAAAAGGCAAGCAGTTATGCCACTATGAATTATGAATGTACATTGAATGACTGGTATGGAAAGGACAATGTTCCTGAATATCTTAACGGTACTTCATATGTAAGTGACTATATGGTTGAAGTGTATGTCATCGGTGGTGATTTTGGTCCGGCTCTCGAACCGGCAAACACAATACCTTCATTTATGGATTTGGATGATGACGGTGCTACGGAAATCTTGAAGCAATATGTCGAAGTAAAGGTAACTGATGAAACAAATCCTTATGAAAGATTTACTTCGGACATTATTTTCCAGAAGTATTTCGACAAGAACGGTTTCATCCGTAAGGAAAATGACACTGATACCACAGACACGAAACTTGCAAGGTTCTTGAACCTTTCGTCTGTAAATCTTCTTGGAAAATACACGGGTTCTCTTATCCCTAACTTCGTAACAAAGTTCGGACAGAACATCTGGATACAGAAACTCGTCAACGATGATGTAAATACAACTGGACTTTTCTGTGTTGAGAACATTGAAAAACTCGAAGATGTAACTGAAATCAACGGTGTAATCAACGAAAAGATAGACATAATCGGTAATAACATACCCGCTATTATGAAAAACACCGCTGAAACTAATAGTGCTGATACCGATGAAAAGATAGACCTGAACTTCTTGTCATACAAAGCGTCATACACCGCCCCAAAACAGCGTTTGATGTTCTATGCTGAAATAAACAACGACACAAGTGAAAATGAAGACGAAAGCAGAGACGGTTATGTAGTTTATGAAAGATACCCGGGAAAAGACAGAGAGGATGAAGCGATGCCTCAGAAATACGCTTGGAAACTCACCACGCTGATTATTGAGAAAGGTAGTTTCAAGGGAGAATATAACGTTGATGGACAAGACACTGTAGTGTTACCTGGTGAATCGGAATCCCCTATCTTCGACTTTATAAGTACACAAGGTACTGAAAACGGTGATTTGACTGACATAATCTACACTTATGAAAGCAACTTCAACGCTAGTGTTATTCCTAATAAGATAAAGGTTTTCAATGAGAATAACGAAGAGATAACAGTTACAAAATTCTCTTATGATGAAACTCCAAACCCATTGATTACAAAAATAACTATGTTCAACGATGATGTAGTTATATTCAATGGTCAAGAATATACTTTGGATAAACTGCACACAACATCTAAACCGGATAGTGAATTGGTAACCCTCCGTGGTAATGAAATCCTCATACCGGTTGGTGCAAACATAGTTGCTGGTGATTATATAATCTCCAACTATTATCGTAGTGAGAATGAAGATACAGAGACATCAAAACTTGAATTTTCACGTCTTACCCGTATCGTAGAGGTTCGTGGTGTATATGCAGACACTTCTGATGACAGTGATTTTGATAACATTCCTTCAAGACTTAGAAAGGTCGCTTTGAAGGTCATCTGTGCAGATGTTGTAAATAAGGATGAGAACTATATCCAGAAATTCAAAACCGTAGACCAGTTTGCAGACCGTTTCCAGTGGACCTGCTTGAAGGGTTATCAAATTCGTGAGGATTTGATGCCTGATGGTACTAACGAAAGACAGAATGAAATTCTTGATATTCTCCGTGAAAATCCAAAGTATTCGGTTATGAAGTCGAGTCTTTACAAATCACTTTGTGACAATGACTATATACAATGGAGATACCTTGTAGATACATTCGGAGGTGGTATCGAGGAAAACAGCAAGAGTGTTTATACTCTCCTTTGTCAAGGTCGTAAGAGTGCCCTTGCAATCATCAACTGTCCTTCACAGGTTGAGTTCAAGAAGTCAACCGACCCGTCATTTGTAAACAGAAGAAATTCTGTCGAGGCTGAATTTATAGCAAAGGGTGGTGACGCTTCAAAGACCCCATCGTTCCTCTATTCACTTCCAACGGCAGAACAAGGAGCTTCATTTGGTGCATACTACTATCCTTTCTTGAAGATTTCGGATTTGAGTGCTCCTAAGAGTGTTCCACCGGCACCTTATGTATCCAACCTCTATATGGCCAAATATAATGCAGCAAACGCTTGGTCGATAGTTGCTGGTCAGAGAAGAGGTGTTATCTCGGGCAACCAGATTATCGGTGTTGAGGCGACCCTCGTACACGACAATCGTGACTGGTTGGAACCTATGGGTATCAACTCAATCATCTGGGAGAACGGTGTAGGTGTTGAAATCTATGCAAACAAAACTGCAAAACAGACTCCTAAGTCTGCATTGAGTTCAATACATGTTCGTGAGTGCTGTATCTATATTCAGGACAATATCGAATCTATACTCCGTAGATACATATTCGAAATGAATACGGCACAGACTCGTCTTGAAATCAAGACTCTTGTTGACAACTTCCTCGAAGGTGTCAAGACAAACGGCGGTATCTATGAATACAAGACCGTTATGGACACTACAAACAACACACAGGAGGTTATCGACAACAATATGGGTGTTATCGACATCTATATCGAACCTGTAAGAGGACTTGAAATCTTGACACAGAGACTGACGGTTATGAAGACCGGAGGTATCGCTGCCGGAGCTTTTGAATAATCCGTTCACACTTTTTAAGAAAGCGGTGGTTTCCCCACCGCTTTTTTTTATCCAAACATAAATAATATATAATGACACGATTATATAACTATGAAGAAATTTTCTGACGATATGGTCATATTGACTGAAGAAGAGATGAAAACTGTCGATGTACTTTCCGAAAAAATAGTTGAACTGTTAAAGGAAGGAAAATCAACGGATGACATATTAAAGGGAAATATCGACGAGGGTATTCTCGGAGGTATAGTGGGTGGTATCGCCGGTGCTACCATCGGTCCTGCTCTCGGAAGGGCTATATGCAGGGCTCTCGGTATAGAACACGGAATACTATACAACTTTTTAAACAGTAGAGTATTTCTCGCCGCAGTATGCAGTTATGCGGGATTGAAGTATTAAAAATAAATTTTTATATATATGGATAACAATTTAATTAAAATAGGTCCCGAAACAAGTATAGGAGCACAATTTCCGAATGTTTATAATGAAAACAACCAGAAGATAGTGGAGGCTATAAGTGATGTGGAGGACAATGTGGAGAACATCAAGTCCATACAACTTACAAGAATACTTCCCGTTTTACAAAACAACGAGACTAAATATCAGCAGATGAAGGTGAGTTATGATAACTTGAAGAGTAAGTATGATGAACTTTTTTCCAAATATAATGAGTTCTCACAGAAATATGATGCTCTTCTGAACGCCTTCAATCAAGTTAACGATAAGATAGATGAGATTATAAACAACCAATAACAATCTGAACAACCCCTATATATGAAAGAGACTGTAATTTTACAGTCTTTTTTTTTTAAATTCTATTCATAAAAAATAGTATCTTTGTAAAAAAGATTGTATGAAAAGGATATTATTAATTTTATCGATGATTGTACTGCTTGCTTCCTGTACAAGAAATTCACATGACGAATATATTGACGGAAATCCGGACAAACAGGCTAATATAATGAAACGTATCAGCAGTAATACCGATGGTTGTTTTTATACTGAAGTCTGGGTAGATACGGAGACTGGGTGCGAATACTTTTTTGTCAGATGTTCCACTACTGGTGTAGCGATGATTCAGCTGACAGACGCAGAAGGGAAACCAAAAATTAGAAAGTAAAAATTAAATTATAACAATATGGTAATCCAGTATCAAAAATTCCCATTGTGTCAGATGACCGGATACGAGGAGAAGACAACCTTCTGGAACGACTTCACGATAGCGGACGCTTTCGGAAAATCCGCCATACAAGATACTTTCAACCGTGCTTTCGAAGAATGGAAGACAAATCTAGAATATGTTACGGAACTCGTTCTCGTCTTAAACTGGAAGATGTGGTATCATTCCGACAATGGAAACATAGAGTTTGGGAAATTGTACGAAAAGTTATGGAGAAAGAGTGATAACTTTTGTATGAAGAACCTTAAAGGTGATGATTTGAGTTATTATTTAAAGACGATTGATTAGATGAAAGATATAATATTTTTTGACTTGGAGACTACCGGTGCTCCAAAGAATCCGGCGTTGACGAGAATAATCGAGATTTCCGGTATTAAGGTGAATGAGAACCTTGAAATCATAGACAAGATTTATTTCAAATGCAATAACGATGGTGTTCCCATTGAACCGGACGCTTTCGAAAGACACGGTATTCCGGAATCCGATTTGGTGGATTGTCCGACATTTAATGAAGTTGCACCCGCCGTATTCAAGTTCTTTGAAGGATGTGACATCGGAGGACACTACTGCACCTTCTATGACGCACCTATTCTCTACGAAAGTTTCCTGAGAGCAGGTCTGACTTGGAATTTCCGTGACTTGAAGGTGTATGACACATATAGCATATACAAGAAGTTCAATTCGGGTAAACTCGGTGAACTTTATAAGAAATATACAGGGGAAGACCTTGAGAACGCACACAGCGCCGATGCAGACACGATGGCGACACTCGAAGTGTTCAGATACCAGTCGAAACACGGTGAGACACTCGATGAAACCGAACTCTCTGCGTATTCTGACCGCCTCGACATTATGGGTAACTTCAAGGTCGGCCATAAACCGGACGGAACAAGATATGTGTATCTCCCCTTCGGAAAATACAAGGATAAGCCGGTGGATGAGATTGACCCGAGTTATCTTGAATGGATGGCGAACAACGATGAAGGTTTTCCGACCGACACGAGACTTTATGCCCGTAAACTTGCAGACAAACTTAAAAGATAAGATATGAAAAGAAAATTTACAGACAAATACACGGGAAGATTAAAGAAAGACAAGAGTGTGTTCTTTGAACCGATACCCGAAAACAATCGTATCGGAGGTGGACTTTCAAGAACCACTAAATTCTACGCTATAATCGAGTCGATGACATACTATAAGACGGAGGATGACAACTATGCCAATTTTGAAGATTTATTCGAAAGAACTCCGGAGTTTAAAAGTATGGATGAACTCAAAGAATATATGAACACCAATAACATCCGTATCGGTTCGGAAATGACCAGAGTCGTTCCCATAAACGACGGTGAACACAAGGTGTATAAAAGAGAGGTGAAAGTGCCTATAACGGACATATCGTACCGTATGAAGTATTCCATCAACATAGACGCCTTTGTAAATCTTTCACACGAATCGGATGAAATGCCGGGTATCGAAATTCCGGAGTATATCGGAAATTTGGAGACAGCGGAATGTGATGCACATTCATATGCTATGCAAAGTCTTTATTCGGTCATAAAGAGTGAAAACGCAAAAAGAAATCATCTTGAAGAATGTAAGGTTGATGTGAACGAGATGTTAAGTGTCAGAGACGCTATGAGACTTGAACTTTCACCCGAAACACTCGACAACACCATAGAATTTCTGGAAACGAAAAAGGCGAACATAAATGAAAAGTTTGTAGCGAAATATGACAATATGATAAACAAACTCAAAATGATAAAGGAAATAAAGGCGAAGGGGTTATAAAAAAGGAGTGAAGTTCACTCCTTTTTTGATATTAAATAAAATCTCTGATGTCCACTCCGTTGTATGTGTAATAGTCTGTTACTGCGTCATATTTGATTTCAAACTCACTTTTACCGTTATATAAAATGTCATCATCAAATTCATATTCCTTGTCATCGAAATAGAACGACATTTCTTCCAAAAATCCACTTATAGTAACTTCTTCATATCCACCTCTTCTTGGGTATGAATCGGAAGATAATTCCAATTTCACATAACAAGTTATCTTTTCACCGGATACTTCCATATTGATTTCGAATTCCACATCATTCTGGTCGGAATATTCGGCAAGATTTTCTTCTATGTAATGTTCTACATTTCTTGTTATTTCACTTATGTTTTCCTTTGTGGCGAATCCTTTTAAAAATTTCCTTTTTTCCTGTTCATCATAAACGGTGTTTTTTGGTTTCGGGTGCAATATACCTTGGTTATACTTCCTTCTCTCCTTCTTCAATATTTCAAGTCTTTGCTTTAATGTTTCCCTGTCCATAGATTCAACCGAATCCTTCAGTGTATCGAAATTTTTCAATACGAGAAGTTTTCCGTTTTCAAGTTCAATATAGAATGTGGGTTCATCATCACGAAATCCGGAGTTCTTATATTTTTCCTTATATTCATCCTTGTCTCTCACCAAATCCAGTATATCACTGTCTTGTGTGTCATATAATATCCTCTTATCCCAATCATATTTCGGATAACCGTTCTGTTTTATTATGGTACGGAGTTTATTACTTTGGAAAGCCTCGTTTATGAACTCTTCATATTTTTTTATGTATCCCATATATGTTATTTTTATTTACATTATTTATGGATATTTTTTTCAATCATTTCATCCGTCCAGAGCATAATTCCGTATTTTTTTGAAAAAAGTCCATTGATACGGTTTTCGTTTTTATCCAACCCCTTTATACTTCCATTTTCACCATTTATTTCCGGTCCTATTATTATATAGGCTGGTGCTTTGACATATTCCTTTATTAACCTATACCATTCGACAAAGGGAATATCACTCATATCATCGGGTGTTCCGTCCCAATGCTCGAATTTTCTACCAAACGGAGGACAACACAAGCATACTTTATCCGTCTTGATTTTCTTGGAAAGTACATTTCTTTTCTTCCATCCGTACCATTTGCAAAACCTCTCGTTCATATCATAACACTCACATTCAATGTCCTTTCCGTGTTCATCACCCCACATCTTGACAGCTTCGTATATACCTCCGAAACCAGCCATAGGTATAAATACACCCGGTGTCAAGTCGATACCCGACTCGTCTATTATGGCTTTCATTGTGTCTTTTGAAAGTGCTGTGACTTTGGGGGCGATTTTCGCTATCGTAAAACGGTCTTGTATCTGTCTTAAAAATCTGTCGGTTGAAAATGTCATACGGTTGTTTTCAATCTTGCATTTTAGAAATTCGTTGATATGTGCAATCTTGAAATCCAAGTTGGACTTGCAGACGGAAATTATGTTCCTGACGGCTTTTTTCAAGTATATTTCATTCGACCAGGCGTCACGTGGTGAAATCTTCCCTCCCACCCAGCAGTCCCAGATTGGATGGTTTTCCGGCCATCTTGAATTTCCGGGAAGTTTCTGTGTCAGACAATATCCAACCACAATGTTTGTAATGTAATTCTCAAAAATAGAAATACACTTGTCAATATTACTGGAAAATATTTCAAGATAATTCAGACCGTTTTCTTCTGCGAGTTTTCTTTTTCTCACATCAAGGTCAGTCCAAGTATATACGGCGTTGTCATAATAGTCGTTATCCTTTGATTTCCAAAAATCAAGTGTTTCGACATCATTTTCATCCGCCGGATTGAAAGGATGTCTTCCGTGTGTCCAGTTTCCTTGTATTTCAATAAACAGATTTACATTCCGTATGTAGAAATCACAAGAAAAAGGATATGATATTTTATCAAAATACTGGGGTTCTATATTTTCAAATCCGAATAATTCTACAAGGTATCCATAAAATTCTATTTCAACTTTCGATGAACATCCAGTTGTCTTGTTTGAAAAATCCTTGAACTTCCGTATGTTTTCCTTTATTGTATTTTTTATTTTTTCATTTCTTTTCTCCTTGTTTTCAAGATATGACTTACGCAGTTTCTCACATCTTTCCACATTGTCCTTGTATGGTCTCCTTATTTTCTCAAGATTTTCCTCCGACCAGAAGTTTCCTCCGTTTTTCTTCCGTATTGTATCCACAGCCTTCTTTCTCGATTCGATACTATTCGATTCCTTCTGTGCCTTCTTTAAAGTTTCCTTGTTATGTTCCAAGACACAAGGACAATCCTTTGAACAATATGTCCTGTATCCCTTCTTGAAATCTATGAAATGAAGTTCATTACCACATTCACATCTGTGAATCGTAAAGTCGTCTTGAAGGAAATGCCACAGTTTCTGTGTAAATGAATAATTTTCCGGAAATTCACATTTTTCCATTTCGTTAAAGATTTCCGGATAATTCTTTTTTATGGAGTCTTGTTTTTTTAATCCACCGGATTTGTCTTCAACATTGAGTAGATATTCAAATAAATCTATTTTATTTTTCATCTTTTTATATCGTCTTCAAGCAAAATAATTACACTGTTATTGATTAAACATTCTCTTTTCACTTCATAATAAAATATAACAAAAAAGGAACTCAAAAGAGTTCCTTTTTTGAATTATTTAATCTACTGATTAGTAGAGATTTACACCCTTACCACATCTTACTTCAAAAGCATAGTAGTAAAGTTGTGGGTGATGTCCTGCACGAACAATAGCATAACGTGACTTCAATGAAGTTACAGGAGCACCTTCCATACCTTCTGCCGGATAAGAGAGCTTATCAGCCATCAAGTAAGGCATGAAAACGATACCTGGTTCATTGTCCTTACCCTTACGACCTACTACGATGTGACCATCTGTATAAGGCATATTCGGGTCAACATAGATGCTTACACCTGAAATTGCACCGATTGGGTAGAGAGAACCAGCGGTCTGGTTGATGGTGTTAGAAAGTGGATAAGCTGTGAAACCAGCGCAGTCCTGAATAGCGGCTGCGATACCTGCTGCACATACAGCGAAGGTACCAGCACCTCTACGACCTCTTTGAGCGATGAGTGTAGAAGCAGCGAGAATCTTCGAGTACAGTCTTCTCTGGATTGTACCGAGAGTTTCAGCACCACCTGCTACGAATACAGTTTCGTATCCTTCTGGCTTATCTTCATTCGGGTCAACGAAGAAGAATGTGTTAAGGTTGATACCTTCAAATGCAAGAGCTTCCTCGTGGTTCTTCCAACCAAGTTCGAAGATATTGTTCAACAACTCACGGTTGATGTGCTGTGTCAACTCGTTTACGAGTTCTGCTTCAACCTGTGCGAGAGCGTCAATACCGTAAGCCTTGAGGTCCTGAATCTGTTCACGAGTGATAGCACCCTTAACCTGAATGGTCTTGGCTTCTACCTTCTCGGTGAATACGTTCAAAGACATCATATTGCTTGGTGTTGATTCACCAGTTGCTCTGTCATAAGACTGTGCTGACATAGGTTTACCGTTCTTGAATCCAGCACCTGTGAAACCAGGGATGAAATCTTCGAGAGCCTTTACAGTGTCGATGTCGATAACATAGTACTTTTCAGCAATCATTCCAGCACCTTCACCCATAAGAGTTTCTGCGAGAGTTCTTGATGCACCTTCACCACCGTTCCACTTCTGGTCTTTGGTTCTCATTTTCTCTTTTACCTGGAAAATAGGACGACCATCAATACGACCGAGAGCAACGAAAGTGAGTTCATAATCACCAACTGTTATTGGAGCCATACCAGGTTGGAAAGTACCTTGAAGGTCTTTAAAACTTGCAGCGTGATTTACAGCATCATAGTCTGAATCAGAATCACTACCATCCTCTACTGCAAGTGTCAACTTAACCATAAGAGGAGCAGTTGTTGATTCATTACCTTTTGGCCATTCACCTTCAAAACGTGGGTTGATGTTAGTCTTACCACCTTCATAAACATAGTCCATATACTGAAGGATTCCGAGAGGACCCTGCATTGGAACTACTGGAACCAAGTCCAAAGCGATAGTCTGTGCAGCTACCTGTACAGCGAGAGGGAGAAGTGAGAATGGATTATCACCACTACCACGTTGTCCGTCGTAACCGTTGTTAGGGTTAGCACCTGGGAAGAACATATCACCCATACCACCAACATTCATTCCTGGGTTAAGGTGAGCATATCCCATTACTGACTCATTAAGTTGTTTCTTTTCGTACATATCGTGATAAGCACAATATTTACTCATCCAAGTCAACTTGCTTCTATCAGTAATGCCAGTTGACTCGGTAATAAAACCTGACCAAGCCTTCATTGTTTCGGCTTCGTTCAAAATAACATTTTGTAACATAATTTTATTCCTTTTTTATTTTATATATAGTCAACTGAAGTACATTGCTTCTATTTACTTCAAGTTTCTTTTTTTTCTTACGGTATTTATGTAAATTTATTTTACACAAATCCTTTCGCAAAAAGTGTGGTAATTTGAGTTACCACACATTATTTATGAAAATTTATTTTCATTTATTCCTGAGCGTTGAAAATATTTTCAAGTTCGTGCATACAATTTATGAATTTCTTGATATTCAATTCTTTATATGACAAAACCATTACAGCACCCAAAAGTTTTCCTTCATAATACAGGTTGAATGTATATACCCACTTAACAAATGTGTTATGAGACATCATATGATAAAGTTTCGTATCAACCTTCTCGAACTCCTCCCTTGAACAGTATGCGAACTGCTGCTGGGTGAACTCCGGATTGTCAAAAATGTCATACTTGGTGACATGCTCGTCCTTCAAGGGTGATGTATCTATATAAGGTTCACCCTCCTTGCAAATGTCGATTGTTACATCAAACTTTCTAAACGGAAACGAAGTCGCTATATTTGTGGAACCGTTGTGGTATTCTATAAGATAGATATACTCACAACCGGTTTCCTTCATAGTCGCACGCAATTTTTTCTTGACATCTGTATAGACTTCTTGTGACTTCACCAGTTTTTCTTGATGTACATCATCCTGTTCCTTTATGGATTTGTCTATTGCATTTTCGACTGTTTCGGGAACTACCTCCTTAATCTTATAGTCAACAAAGTAACCTATTCCAAATATGGTCATACCGATGAGAAGCACAGTCAAGACGGTTTTTATACCATATTTCTTGATGAGTCCCAATAACAGTACCCCATATTCTTTTAACCAGGTAAATATTGATGAAAACATTTTTTTATTCAGTTTAGTTCTTTCTCATACGGTATTTAATCTCTTCCGACATTGCAAGAAGTCTGTCCGACATACCTTCGTTAATCTTGTTGTCTTCACTCTTGTTTGCAGTAACCGTTTCGTTTATTTTCTTCATAGGAACTTGTTTCTCCCTCATATCACGGGTGTTCCAGAAATAAGTTGCCGTTTCGGCGTTATTTATAATGAACATCTTTGATTCTGAAAGGATTTCCTGCTTTCTTTCATCCGAAAGGTTAGTCCATCTTTCTTTGAGTCTTGCTGGTATGAAGTTTACAAGCTTGAACTCGTTTGAATTTTCAAGAGTCCTTCTTGATTCTTCAATCTGTTCAGTTTCCTTCTGCTTCAATTCGGCATACTGTGTCTTTACGGTTGAAATGAGATTTCCAAGTTTTTCGGTAAGTTCGGTCTGGTATTTCTTTGCGTCAAACTGTGGTTTTTCGTTTGTTTCCTTGTTTGCCGGAACCGTCTGCTCGGTTTCATTGTTTGTTTCCTTGTTTGCCGGAACCGTCTGCTCGGTTTCATTGTTTTCGTTTATCTTTTCAACACCTTCCATACTGTTGATACTTTCAACTATATAGTTATTGTGTGAAACGATGTTGTTCATACCTTCGGAAATATAGTTGCTGTATGACTTCAACTGTTCGAATTTCTCATTCAATGAATTTGTCTCATCAATCATCTTGTTGCAGTTTTCAGCGATATAGTCCTGATGTTCGATTGCCTGGTTCAACTTTTCAACGAGATAATTTGAATGGGCTATGTTCTTGTTCTGCTCCTCTGCAAGCATATTCGAATAGTCTATCGACTTGTCGAGCATTTCGGAGATGTAGTTCTGATAACCAATTGTGTCATTCAAGTTCTCGACTATATAGTCTTGGTGTTCAATCATCTTGTTGCAGTTTTCGGCAATGTAATCTTGGTGTTCAATCATCTTGTTGCAGTTCTCTGCGATGTAGTCCTGGTGAGAAATTGCATTATCAAGCTGTTCCGCAAGATAATCAGTGTATTTTTTAAGGTTGTTGTATCTTTCTTCAACCTCGCCCATCTTTGCATCAACACTATTTGCCACCAAGTTTGAAATAAGCTTGTTATCTGTCTTTCCATCCTCGAAGGTTTCAGTTGGTTTCAAACCTTCCTTTTCCTTTTTGAATGAATCCAATTCTGTCTTATAGTTGGTAATAGCGGATTGCAAATCGGCTATAATTTCTGAAAGATTTTCCGTGTATCTCTGGAAATCTTCAAAAGAAATATAATTTGCATTATCCATATTATTTGTATTGTTTGTATCGTCTATTGTACCGTTTGTTGCTCTGTTGTTCGAGTTCTTATACTGCTGGTCTGCTCCACACTTGTCGGTCTTGAAACCTTCTGAACCCGGTTCGGGCAGAAGTTCGGTATTCGTCTCGTAGATTTCAAAGTTATCCGAACTTGAAATGAGTTTCATACTTTCGTTGACCTTGTTGTAACTTTCGTTCAATTCGTTGAGGGCTTTTCTTGAAGTTTCCGAAATCGATGATGAATCATATCCTTCATTTACTCTTGACAAGACTGCATTGGCAAAACCGGGGTCGGCAACCAAGTCATAGGTGAAAAGCTGCTGAAGTCTTACTCGTCCTGTTGATTCGTCAACGGTTCCAGCGGCTCTTGAACTAATATGTAAAGGAATACCGTCCTTTACGAGAGCTTGTGCCTCCTTACCCTTCGTAGTATTCAGAAGACGAATCTTTCCGACGATGGCGTTTTGCTGCGGGTCGTATTCAAGACTCTCTATCACATGTGAAGCGTTTGTCAATGAAATCTCATATCCGTGAGGATGGTCCAGTTCACCGAGAAGGGCGTGATTCTTTATCGTTTCCTTCAATGCTTCTATATGTGGAAGAAAGTCTGCACTTTCATAAATTCTACCATTACGGTTTTTCTGGTTGAAAGTTGTAAAAATACCGGTAAGAACTATTGAATCTTCAGGTGTTCCGAGATTGTTGACAACAGTCTCGTTGGTATATTTTATATCGGAACCCGAGCGTTCTACCACTAATACTCTTTTGTCCTTCATTTTAAAAAAATTGTTTTTTATCTATCTTTATTTATGCAAATGTATTTTCAATCATTATAGACCTCCGAAACCTCCGCCGCCTTCATCTTCGTCTTCGTCTTCTTTCTTTTTCTTCTTTTTTGATGGCTTGAAGTTTTCCTTTGGTTCACCTTCTATTATCTTTGCAATGTCCTCTTCCTTATATCCTTCTTCACGAAGTTCCTTCTCCTCCTTGAACCTCTTGTTTTCCTTGAGTTCCTCGTCGGTAAGTCCGAACCATTTACGAACCGCCCACTCGAAATCGAAGTAAGGTATCTGGTTACCTTCCTTGTCAGTTTCCACCATAGAACTCATAAGAGAACTTATGAAGTCAGACTGTTTCTGCAAGAACTCCATCTCCTTGTTCTTCTCGAACAATGAATCCGAATACCAGTCCAGACCCATATTTACACGGAAATTTATATCCGTAGTAATTTCCGGATGTTTCAAACACATCTGAATATATAACGGCTTTATAAGGATTTCGGAGAAAATTGCACGAAGTCTCTTTACAAACTTCGAGAACCTTATCTCCTCACGGTTTATACCTTCGGCGGAAAGTGTGAATGTTCCCTCACCCTGTTCTTTTTCAAAACGGGTGAAAGGTATCTTTGACGCCTGTCTTAACTTGTCACGGAAATACCTCAAAGTTTCGGTATCCGATATTTCGGGACCGTCACCTCCGATATTCTGTATCTGCGGGGTCTCACCACCTTCGGATGCCATAAAGATGTCCTTGTAGAACTGCAACATAGGACGACCGTTGGTTCTTATCTCACCGGAATCCCAGTCGAAGTCCACAAGTTCCTTGTAGTTCGACATCGCTTGTGCAAGTGTCTGACGACCTCTCGGTGACTGTACTGAACCGACCGGTATTATATATTGTGTCTTGTAGCTTGCGTTTGTAACCGCCCATATTATACGAGTGGCCTCCATAGTCCTCAATATGTTGAATGAACGGATAAGTCTTTCCACATAGGATATTCTTGAAACGGCGTCCGCCTTTGCATAGGCGAGATATATAATCTGTGAATCATACAATATTCTATCTTGTGTGACTGTACCACTGGCGGTGAACTGTTGATTAACAAACCAGATTTTCTCGTTTGTTGCGGGGTCTATGCCTGGTGTGAGCATTGCTGGGTCAAGTTCAACGAAACCGATGATTTCGGTCTGTTCTTTGTTGTAAACTATTTCAAATGCAAGAAAACCATCAATCAACCACTTACGGAAATAGTCTGTTGCTTGAACCGTATCATAGAATCCGAAATAGTTATAGAGCTTATTATACTCCTCGTTCATTTCGTCGATTATGCTCTGCTCAATCTTGTAGTTCAGTTTTGAAGACGCAAATTTGTTCGCCCCGTCAAAGCACACACACTCCTCACATATTATATCGAGTATCTCTTCAATTTCATCCTGTAGTGCATATCGTCTCAACTGCTCCTTTTTCTTGGCGTAGTTTTCCTCTGACATATTGAAATACCCTTTTGACAACGAAGGGTCGGTCGATGACATTCTAGCGAACAGAACCTGAACCGCCTCGTCATTCAAAGAACCCACTTGTGAGGAAGTGGGGTTCGAGGTCATAATTTGTCTCTGTAAATCCAAATCCTGTGAGCGAACATTCTTTATAATGTCGTCCTTATAGTTCATACCGAAAGACGAGAGTTTCCTCAACATCCTTCTTACCGGATTCGGATTTATGGTATTATTTCTATTATTTCCAGTAAAACCTGACATAAAGTATGTAATTTAAAAACTAATAAGATATTTATGATTAAAATTATTATTCATCCACATATTTTGAATCCTTTGGGTCTACTCCGGTTTCAAACTGACCGGTTATCTCGGGACTTGACTGTCTTACCATCCTCTCCGGTTTCAGAAGTTCGGAAATAGGTTTAAACTCGTCCTTTGATATTTCATATTTTCTTTTCATATGGTTTCCTTCTTCAAACTTCTCCGCCTCCTTTTCATCTTTCAGAAAATCGAGTTCGTGTCCCCTTCTGACATAATCTCTCTTGTCATACTCGTAGTTTTCGAGTTCTTTCTTGTAGTCTTTCATATCGTTGTTTTTTATTTTATCTTACCATTGTGTAGCCGCCGTACCACCGAAATTCATCTTATACTCTATGATGGTTTCACCGGTCGTCAAGTTCATATTCATTTTGGTGTCCCCGTTGTTTATGATGACCCACAATTCACTGTCATCCTTTAAATAGTAGAACCCCTGCTTGGCGTCCGGTGTGGATGTGTAGTAGTTGTTGAAATCGGTCCTGTTTGAAAATTCGGTACTTATTATGACGGCGTTTTTAGGACCTTCATAATCCGACTTTTTCAAATAATATTCATCGACCCAGATTTTTTTCGCCATTGTATCAGCGTCTTTTTTCAAAAAGAATTTGCCTTCGTCAATCGGTTCGGGAATATCCGTCTTCTTTGCATATGTGTTTTCAGCGTCCGATTTTAACAGAAACTTGTTTGTTTCGCTCTTCTTTACAAATATGTTGTTTATCTCAGATTTTGTGAAATAGTCCGACAACTGTGTCTTCTTGACATAATACTCGTCAACCCAGATTTTCTTTGCAAACGCACCGAGTATATCGTTGAGTTCATCCGAAGTGACAGTATTGTCCATCTCTTCCTTCTTGACGAATTTATTTGACTCGTCCTTTGTCAGATAACCTTTGAGTTTGTTTTCCACGGAGGATGTGGTTGCATATCCGTTGAGTTTCTCGTTTACAGACGAAGTGGTTTCATAATCCTTCATGTCCTTCTTCTTCATATAATACTCGTCAACCCAGATTTTCTTTGCAAACACACCTAGAGCGTTATTGAGTTCATCTGGTGTGATTACCTCTCCCGCTTCACCTTTTTTGAGATATTTTTTCGAAATCTCGTCGGCGGTCAGATAATTCTTGAATTTGTTTTCAAATGAAGTTCCGGTAACATATTGTTTCAGTTTTTCATTTATTGAGGATATGGTTTCATAATCCTTCATATCCTTCTTTTTCATATAATACTCGTCAACCCAGATTTTCTTGGAGAATACCGACAGTTTATCTATTAAATCGTTCTTTGTCTCATATTTTGAAAGTTCACCCTTCTTTACATATGAACCGTCTGCGTCCGACTTTTTCAAATAATCCTTTATCCTTTTCCTGAACCCCTCGTCGTCTATATAAATGTTTGCATCTTCCTTTGAGAGATACACCGAATCGGCGAAGGCCTTGTCAACATACTCCATAAGTTTGTTATTGAGTTTCTCTGAAGTAATCATCTTTTCACCGTTGATTCTAACCTCATTTATCACGGATGACAACGAATTGTAGAAATTGGTGTTAGTGCTTTTCAACGCCTTTATGTCTTCTGCAAACTGAAGCGGATTGTCAAGAAGATTTAATTCGCTTTTTGTCAGAAGATGCTTGTTGGCATAGTCTTCGAGTGCTTTAAGGGTTATTATGTTCTTTATAGGTGAACCTATGACTTTCACAAGTTCGTCAGCCAGTGAAAGGTTGGTGATATAATCGTTCTCCTTCAACCAGTTTTTCAGTTCGGTCTTCGTCAATACGTTTCCGTTTGAAGCGCCTCCCGTTGAAAACACGGACAGTTTCTGTCTTTTGTTCGCCCAGTCAAAATAAAACTCATTTGTGTCACTAGTGTGATAAAGTCTCCCGTTGACGGGTTTCTTTATGTTGCACAGTTCCTTATATGTGCAAGTAACAACCTCCAGATATTCCTTTTTGAGATTTATATTGTCTTGAGTGTTCATAAAAATATTTTTCTTATTACATATTTATGATTTTTGTTATATTTAATAAGAGGTAAATATAATATAAATTTTATCAAAATGAATGTAAACGAAAGATTTAATGTTCTAGCACAAGGTGTTATGCTTGCACAGAAGAACGGTGTACTCTCATTGGATGAGGCCGTTGAAGCAAAATCACACATCGACTCGCTTCAAAAGGGCGAAAACATCAAGGAATCTCTCACCTATCTTGTCAAGATTTGTGAACTCGCACAGAGAAAGGGTATCTTCTCGATTCAGGATTCACATTTCCTCTATCTTGCAATAGACGGAATGGAAGAGGAAGTTGACAATTTCCTCAAAGAAAGCGAAAAGACCGACGAGACACCGGTCGATAACGGAGATAGTGAAAACACCGATGACAAACAGAACAAGAAGAAGGGAAAGTAATAAACCTTCACAGAAACAAAAAAAAAGGAGGTCTTTTTGACCTCCTTTTTTGTTTTATGGTAATTCTATCACAAAAAGAAAAAGAGGTCAAAATTGACCTCTTTTTTGTTTAAGCGATTGTGGCTATTGCCCCGAGAATATTTCTCGTGTGTGTCATCATCTCGACATCATTATTGACGAGATTGACCTCCACTTCGTAATCCGTTGCAAGTGATGTCTGAACATCCACATCCTTCCATCTACGGAAACCCTTCTCACAAGTCACCACTATCCTCTCGTTCCAGTCTTCCGGGAATTTCACTTTCATCCTCTCTATGTTCCTGCCGAGTTCGTAGAAACATATCGGCTGGTCCGATTCAAGAGTGTTGGCGAAGTACATCGAGAAAATGTCACACTTCTCGAGCATTTCAAATTCCCATTCAATCTGTTCGTTTGCGGCATTCGGGTCGTTTATGGGGAAATTGGTTCTTCTAGGGTTGATGAGATATATATCTACATCAGAATTCATAGGGGATTTCTTGAAATTCTCTATAACCCTTTCCTGCCACAAAGGACATTTCTGAATACCTCCGGCGAGAAACACCTTGATGGAGTTCGGTGTAAAATCCACTTTTTCCACCGCTGTTACAATTTTAATCATATTACTTGAAATTTAATATAAGTCTATTCCCATTCTTTCTTTTCGTGAATTTTCTAATATTCTGTTCCTTGAAGATTACCGGAATGTTTTCACACATCTCTGTGAAATACGGTTCTTCGTAAGTCTCGCTAACCTGATATTCTTCGATTTTGTTTCTGTATCCGACTATCTCTATGGTCTTCTTTTCAGTATCGAAGATTATTTTCGAAAGTTTGTCCATAGGTCTGTTGATGATGGACTCCTTATCTTTGGCGTAAATCGCAAATGTACCGGTTGCCGAGATTGAAACACGAATATCAGCGTCTATCTTATCCCACTCCTCTGGATAAAGACCGTTTAAAACATAGGCCACATTGTTTTTAATCACATAGGAATTTTCAAGAATATCATCAAAAATATAAAATTCCTTTTTAGCACTCTTACTCATCTTTAATATTTTTAAACACTTTTTAATCTTGAATAATATTCTTCAAAACTTTCGGTCAACAGTAATGCCGGAAGTCCAGCAGGCCATAACATAATTGTTATGAATGCCGGCCAGATGAATGTTCTGTCAACAAGTTTCAAACTCTTCCAAAAATATCTGTATACAATCGGCTTGAAATATGAAGCTATCATTGCATACACAAATCCTATTAAGAAATATTCCATTTTTACAAAGATAATATTTTATCCGTTAAGTTACTAAAATTTCTCGATTCTTCAAAATAATACCCTATCGTTCCATCGGGTAAAATCGGATATATCCCAAGATAGGGGTCGGTTTCCTTCCTCTGTTTAAGGAGTTCTGCAAAATAGCGTCCCGTAGGTATTCTATTTTTATTAGTCTCATTATTATCGACTTCAAAGAACTCATACCATTCTTTACTTAAAGGTCTCCTGTCGTTCTCGTCCCTGCAAGTATTGTATCTTACTTTTCCTCTTTCTGTCCTTTTCATTAGACACACACCGTCCTCTGCGTTGTATATATAGTTTTTAAGAGGTTCGAGTTCCACCTTGTTGTATCTGTTGTTCGCCCAGATTATATCTTTGATTTCCTTTTCGTCAATTTCATTCTCCAAATTGTTGAGATTAGGTTTCTTCGTCTCCCATCTATCCCAAGGAGCTTTCTTTATGAAAGTATCATCACCGGTCTCTATAAATTCCGTCAAAAGCATTTTCTTTGCAAACTCTATGTTCTTGGGGTCGATTTCCTTTTCGTGGAAATGTGAAGTTATTATAAGAGTCATATCAGAACCATCCTTCTTTGTAATTATCTTGTTGAACTGATGTCCTTTGCCTCTGTCGTCTATATAAGTCCATCCGAGTTTCTTCATATCCCTTATGAAATCCGATGTCGGATAGTTTCTCTTTGCTTCGTTTAACGATATAAATTCGTCAAAGTTAAGTATGTTTCCCATTTTTTTCAAATACATTTTATATATTTATGACATCAATTCCAATACAGACTTTCGTATACATCACTGTTGGTTCTTCCTTCGAGAGTTCTCCTGAATGAACCGGGACGACTGTCTATATAGACCTTGTTCTCATAGCAGTCGGAAGGTATCAGATTGTCATCGTCACCCTTTCCGTCATAACTTAAAACGAACTTTATATTCCTTGAATCCAATATTCTCAACTGGTTGAAGAAATCCTCATATCTGACCTTTCCGAAATACCTTCCGCTTCTGGTATTGTCATAGGGAGGGTCGAGATAGAGGAGGTCGTCCTCCACCGCCTCATCCATTATCTCATAGTAGTCACAACATCTGAATGTCACCTCGTTTTCATTGAGAAGTTCACTCCAGTTCATAATGACCGGTTTGAGTATCTTCGGCTTTATTCCGTCACGAGTAAGATGGAATGAAGCGTTGAAGTCAAGACGCTTGTTGTATCTCGGCATTCCGTTGGTACAAGTTCTCGTCAGAAAGAAAAAGAGAACGGGGTCCCTGCTTTCATTGAACTCCCTCCTCACTTCCTCGAAATAACTTCTCTTGGATGTCCTCTCCTTTATGGAATACATTTCCTTCCACATCCTCACATATTCGTTAAACAGACCGTCTGGGTCTTCCTTGATTAACTCCCACAAGTGAATAAGGTCCGGATTGGTATCCGAACACACGAAATCCCGAGCGAATTTCTCTTCGGATACCATCAGTTGATACAGGACAGAACATCCCCCACAGAACGGTTCGTAGTATGTACGGATGTATTCGGGGAAATATGAGACTATCTGTTCACTCTGTATCCTCTTACTTCCTGCCCATTTTACGATTGCTTGGAAATCCATTCTTCAAGACACTTTTCAATATACGAGTGTTTATCTCATCCGTTATGGATTCGACTTCCCTTTCAATCAACTGGTTGCACACCCTTTCGGTTTCTTCTATTTCTTTTTCTGTCAAAGGGCGGTTTCCTATGATATGATAGAAACCTTCTTCGCCATCAATTTCTCCGAACACATAGTGATACGGATTTGTACCTTTTACTATCATTTCATTGATTTTAAATATTTAACATAAATGAAAATCCAGAATATTGAAAAGACGGTACTCTGGATTATATTGAACATCCATACCGATGAGTATTCGTTATAGATATTTACTATCGACCACACCAGCATCAATAAGTTAAAAACTATCAAGGAAATATTCAGCACTTTCATTAGAAACCCATTTTTCTTTTTTCTTCTACAAACTTTTTATCACCACCAAAAAGTTCGGCCAGAGTAATATCATTTTCAGGAACCGGAAGATTATATTTCTCGGCAACCTTTACCGCCTTATCTTTCTTCAGTTTTCCGAAGTCGTATCTCATACGGCATCTTCCGGGACGGAGAAGTGCCTCATCTATATTCTTCTCGTTGGTATTGAAAGTACAGATGAATTTGATTTTTAAGGCGTCCGCCAGAATACCATCCGTCATATTCAACATATCGGCGACCGCTGAACTTCTTGTATTGTTCTTTGTGACAACAAGATTTTCACAATCCTCTATGATAAATACACTATTCTTATTACCAAGAAGAAACGTAACAAAACTCGGATTTGTTATGTCGTTGATAAGGTTTGACGGAATGTAAACGAACTTCTTGTCCTTTCTCATACATTTTATAAGATGTCTTATGTATGTGGTTTTTCCCGTTCCCGCTATTCCGTGAAGAATATACAGTCCGTTATCATCATCCTTTATGCTTCTCATTATTTCCTTATGGATATCGGAGAACCCGTCGTTATAGAGGTCGAAGTCCATATCGTTCTTGATTTTTATATCGAACTCCTCGAGATAGAAACCGTTATCACGGGCGATAATACTGCATTTGACCTTATCATCCTTGTCCATATAATCGGACAAATACTTGTTGATTACATCCTTTATCAACTCAATACCCTTATGTGAATGTAACACAATGGCGTTTTGCCACGAACAACCGTATGATAAGAGAATACCATCTTCACGGTACATTATCCAAGAGGTCATCATTATGTCACCGCCGGCCTGTTCCATAACATCGCCATTATCATCCTCATCTTCGTTATTGTTGGTATAGTGTATCACAAATGTATCGAAACCATTCTTCAGAAGAATTTCATATATTTCCGAAGCCATCTTGCACCTCTCTTTAAAATCACCCTTGCGTATTGAAAAATTACACTGGAATTTAGGATAATAACCGAAAACGGATGAATATATGTTTTCTTCATCTTCCAACGTTCTCCTCATAACCATAGTGTTTTCTATGGTAGTTTCTGTTCCGAATATTTTTATGTCTTTACTCATATTGTTTATTTTTTAAGATAAATGGTCTTTTGAATTTATAACTTCACTCTTTTCAATAAGTTTCATTTTTTTGTAGATAGCGTCTATCCTGAATTTAGTATCCCTTCCTTCACCGTCACGTATCTTGAGTATTTTCAGATAGTAATACGGTATGAACTCACCATCATCGTTCTGTTCACCCATCCTCATCGTATCGGTCTGTATGATACCGAAACAAGTATCGACGGTGTGAAGCAGACCCATAGATTCAGCGACATCCTCCATATTGATGTCGGATTTGTCGAGAGCCGAACGTCCACACTGTGTCGCTGTTATCACGGCAAGGTTGTATTTGACTGCTATGCCTCTGAGGTCTTCCGCTATCTGTTTTATTTTCAGATAAGTACTTTCACTGTTGGGAAGACGGTAGTTGCACATAATGTTTATATAGTCGATTATGATAACATCTATCTTGAACTTACATGCCTCTTCCACCTCCTTTATGTACTTTTCAACATCAAGCACCGTTCCCTGTCCGGTCGGAAATTCTTTCACAAAAAGTTTTCCAAGAGGCATCATCGACATTGTGGTGAGGCCGTTAAGTCTCTTTCTGACCTTGCTCGGGTCGGTAACCATATTGTCATACTCGTCCAGAGTGATGTCAAACAAGTTGGCTCCTATTCTTCTGTTCACTTTCGCCGGTGACATTTCACAGGTAATGTACACCACATTCCTTCCCTTGCGTACAAATTCGGCGGCATCGTTACAGAGATATACGGACTTACCGACATTTGTTGCACCGATATAGCAGGTAAGTGTTTTTAAATCAAGACCGCCATTTGAAATCTTGTTGAAATGTTCCCAAGTGTAAGGCATCTTGTATTCTTCCGAACTTTTATGTGAATTGACATCGAAGAAATCACTTCCCAAATCATTGTCAAAGGAAATCAATGAAGTGCTTGAAACCATCTCGGTCGCCCTATGGACCACATCCACAACATTATCCAGAGATATTTCGGAAGTCTTGATGTACGAAACAGCCTTGACTATGTTGACATTCAGTGCCCTCCATTGTATCCATCCTTCAGTTGTATTTTTCAACCACTCCACATCCAACGAATTTATCTCCACATCATATATTGAACGGATTATATCGGCGGACGGGGCGTTCTCATCTCCCTTCAACAAGGAAATCATCTGTTCACAAGAAGGCGATTCCTTGTATTCCTTGAAGAAAATCTTGGCTGTCAAAGCGACCGCCTGAAGGTCTTCGTTTGTAAAAAAATCCTTACCGATTTGTAGAAGATAACTTGGATGTTTGAGCATATACGCAAAGATGATTTTCTCCTGTTGTATGCTTGTCTTTAATCCCATATCGTCTTTACTATTTTATAAGAGTCCTTACCTATTTTTTCTATATACCCCTCGTTTAACAGAGTGTCTATTATCCTTTCAACCTTCTTGTCTATGATTTCCACATTTGTTTCATCCGGAAAATATGTATTTTCAATTTTCGCTCTGGAAAACAATCTGTCGTCAACGGAGTTGACACAAGAATCATACAGCACGTCAAGAGGTGTAGGATAATTGAACAGTGTCTTGTTGATACCCGTTATGTATCTTATCTGTATCTTATTCTTATCAAGTTGTCTCATAAATCAAATATAACAAAAAAGATTGTGAATTTCACAATCTTTTTATATTTTTATTCCTCGATGAGCTGGGTTTTGATTTGCTCTTCAACATCATTCTCCGTTTCATCTTCCTCGAACAAGTCGTCAACCCTCACTCCTTCTGCATACTTGAACTCCTTTTTTATATACTCGTCGAGTCTTTCGAGTCTTTCCTTGGTGAACGCCTTTGATGTGAAGAGTTCCTTCGGAGTAATCGTCTCACCATTATCAAGACAGAAGTTTCTTGCAGTCTCACTCGGAACGAAATACACCATCTCACCGTCTTTCTTCTGTACCTTTATATAGTCGGGATTAGGTGACTTCTCATACTCTTTCTCGGTGATAAACTTACCTTTCTGAATACCACAACGCTCAAACGAAATATACTCTTCCAGTCCGACATATGGGTTCATACCGTTTACATATGATATATAAAACTTAACAGTGTGTGGAACACAGAATCTATTTTTTTCTGGTTTTGCTGTGACGATGATACCAGTTTGCAGATTATCCGAACCTTCTTTAAGTTTGGCTTTCGTAAGGTTTAAAATTATACTTGCACCATAAACCATTCCGGAATTGTGATTAATTACACCATTTTCTGTAATATAATGTTGTACATCCTCTACTGTCAAATCATAAACCTTAGTAGAACAATTTTCTTTGATACTTTTGATTTTCAATGTCTTCAATTGCATATTCTATATCTTTTTTAATTTTACTAATATTATTGTTTTTATAATAATCATCACCTATACGAATTATTCCTATGATGTCTTTTCTTTTTTCCAATATGATTTTATCCCTTTCTTCATCATATTTTTTATTATGCCAGAAATAACCATCATATTCAAATATTATCATACCGTGTTCACTTTCATAATAACCATCCGACAAAACATATTGTTTATTATAATCTTCTTGTAAAGAAGTGTTTTGGACATTTATCCCGATATGTTCGTGTTTTATACCACAAATATATTCCGAAATATCTTTAAAAAAAGTTATTTCTTCTTTTGATATATATCCATTTTTTTTCCAATACTTTTCGGGATTCTCTTTATATAGTTCTGTCTGTCTTTTAGAATGTTTCTTTATTCTTTCATTATAATCAGTAATATTATCATAATGTTCCAAACACATTCCGTTTAACTTATGAACTTTATTTATAGCCTCCGATTCAGAAAATCCTTTGTTCAACCAATATTGTTTAGACCATTTGCATTTTTTGAGTCTATCATCGTATGTATACTTTTCTATCAATTTAGAATTTCTACTCATTTGTATATCTGTTATTGTTTTATTATATTCAGAGGAATCAATCCCTTTTTTCAGATAATATTCTTTACATAATGGTGAACGACTTTTTTCTTCAAAACTTATTTTTTTATTTATCTCATCAATATCATTCCACCCCATTGATTTCCAATAATCAATAGATAGAATGGAAGAAGATTTTCCGCTTCTCAAAGATTTTAGATATCTACTGATGGCATCAAATTTACTTCTCATTCTATTTGTTTTTGTATTTAAAAACACTTCATAACAAGACCCAATAAGTTCATTATTATTGTTATTGATATTTGGAAATGCTTGTTTTAAATATTCCTTGAATATCCTTATATCGGTTATATCTGAAACTTTATATTTCATAAATTTTATTTTTTAATATTTATGAAAATACAATGAGGTGGAAATGGTCTTCAAATTTTTTTAATTTCACAACCTTCAATCAAATCAGATGCCTTTATCCATTTTGATTCATCCAAAATATCATTTTCACTATCTCCGACAAAAAACCTATGGTCTTTCGAACAAGTGATTTTACTACCATCTTCAAACTCTATTGTCAAAGTATCCTTTTCGAATTCCCAAGTTTTTAAAATTTCCTTTTCACCAACAATTGTTTGTACTTTATCACCAATGACAATATCTTCTATATTTTTCAATGAACTATCGGACATTACAACTTTTGAACCGGGAATTAAACATCCCCCCGATTGAACTGCTGTTGGAACATAAGCATTGACATTTTCATAAATGTGATTCGACAGAGCCATGGTTGCCCCAATAACACCCATTTTCATAGATATTATACGAAATATAGACCTCACCTTTTTGGCTTTTGTCATATCCGCCTTATCACTACCGGTTTTTGCATCATCAATTTCCTTTTCTGTTGGTAAACCACCAAGAGAATCCAATACAAATAAAACTTTTGGAATATCCATACCGGATTCCTTTTTCTCAATAAGAAGGTCTATAACTTGTGTGATTGATGTTCTAAACTGTTCAACACTAGTTGCCGGTTCATATCTGAATTTTGTTGCATCGATTCCAAATTGTTTTAATTGATAAGACTCGATGGCGTTTTCCGAATCATACCAAATAACATAATAATCCTTTTCTATTGCTTCTCTTGCAACATTAAGTAACAAATATGTTTTTCCAACACCACTAACACCAGAAAAAGCGGTTATTCTATTATTTGGAATACCACCAAAAATACTTCCGGTTATAGCTGCATTACACATATAATTACCGACCGGTACATAATCCGTTATTTCCGATACACCGGCACCGTCCGACATCAGACCACCCCATTTGGAGTTTTTCGACATCTCTTTGTTCAAATCATTAAAACTAAATACTCCACTCTGTTTAGCCATATACTAAAAATTATTTTATTATACTCTAAATATAACAAAAATTCATAAATAAAATATAATAAAGATATTCAAACTCTATGAAAGATATGGAAAAAAATATCAACGAATGTGACGGAGTGCCTGGTGGTGCAACACCGGCAAATGTTGGAGGAATGGGTGATATAATGTTACCGGGTTCGGGTTCACCTGGTTCGGGAGATATTCCTCTACCCGGTCCAACCGGAGGAGTATATCTGCAAGTGCAACCCTTCGACCAGTTCATCAAGAAATCAAAATGGAAGAAAAGGAAGAAAAGATTCAAGGGAAAAACCACACCAAACTCTGACATATATTCCTATGTGGATGATTTCAAGACTTATGCAAAAAGAACAGAGAAAAATCTAAATGCTTGATTATGGGTGTATTGTTTAATTTGACACAAGAGTATTTTGGCAAGAAAGTCAGAATTGAGGATAGGGTTATCCATATGGATGGTGTTGAAACCATTGAACACGATTTTATAGACAAGTGTGGAAAACAACAATATGCTTCATACCGTATCAAGGACACATATGTATATTCCGACTATTTTGCACCGGAACCATTAGTGAAACTGGTAAAGACGATTATACAAAGGGATGGAAACGAATGTGACTTGAACTTTATTGACGTGTCCAATGTAAAATCCTTCATGGGGTTGTTCAAGGACTCCGACTTCAACGGGGACATATCGGATTGGGATGTGAAAGAAGCGGTAAGTATGGAAGAAATGTTTATGGGTTCAAAATTTAACGGAGATATTTCCAGATGGAAAACACCTAAATTGAATAGTATGTACCATATGTTTAAAGAATCCCAATTCAACGGAGATATAAGTGAATGGGATGTCTCCAGAGTAAGTAATATGATAGGTTTGTTTGATGGTTCCCCATTTAACCAGGATATTTCAAAATGGAAAACATCCGGTGTGAGACTTATGAATAGTATGTTTGCAGATTGTCCGTTTAATGGAGACATAAGCGAATGGGATGTCAGCGGGGCGACAAGTATGACATTTATGTTTTATAAGAACAAGTCTTTCAACAAAGACATTTCAGAATGGAAAACCGGTAACGTAAATAATATGCAATCTATGTTTAATAAATCTATATTCAACGGAGACATAAGCGAATGGGATGTCAGTGAGGTGACAGATATGAATAATATGTTTTATGACTCTCTTTTCGATAAAGATATATCAAAATGGAAAACCGGTAATGTAAATGATATGAGTGGTATGTTCCATTATTCCCAATTCAACGGAGACATAAGTGAATGGGATGTCGGTAAAGTAAAGGATATGAGCAGTATGTTTTCCCATTCTTCATTCAACGGAGACATAAGTGGATGGAATGTTCAAAATGTGGAAAGTATGAATTATATGTTCGCCGACTCCAGTTTCGATAGAGACATATCCGGATGGAAAACCATAAAAGTGACCAAAATGACAGGTATGTTTTCCAACAGTTCTTTTAATCAAGACATAAGTGGTTGGAATGTGGAAAAAGTAAAGGATGTCTCCTTTATGTTTTTCCGTGCAAAGAAATTTAACAAAGACCTTTCAAGATGGGAGTTTGAAAATCTGGAAAATGTGGATGCGGCATTTTCCCAATCACCACTTCAAGATAATCCACCCAAATGGTATTTGGATTTTTACAAAAAACAACCATAAATAACTTATCAACAAACACAATTTATTATGAACTATTACAATAAAGGATATATGCCGTTGAACGAAAGCAAGAAGGCCGTTGATATACAAGTGGTTTTTCTTAGTTCAAGGGCAGAAAAGACAACAAAGAGTTCAAACTCAATGTTTTTCTTCGAGGATGCCGCAAAGAAAGCGGGTCTCAAAATGGTGACGATAGACCCGAGTTCATCCTCAATAAGAAAGAACAGTGAAGATTCGTACAGCGTCATCGAAGAAAACGGTGGAAGTAAGAAGACATATGTCTTGAAACCATCGAACACGATAGTCGTTCCGAGAAGAACGGTTTTGAAAAACAGTGAATCGAAAGAGTTTATGCAGGACTTACAGACATTCGGTTTCTTCTGTCTGAACACACTTGATTCAATAGAGACTTGTGAAGACAAATTCTTGACATACAAGAAACTCAAAAACTCCGGTGTTCCTACCCCGAAGACAACGGTCATCACATCTTCATCTATGAACAAACTTGAAGACAAGGTTCAGACCATCGGAGGCAAATTCCCGATAGTATGCAAGATACTGAACGGAACACAAGGTGTCGGTGTGTTTATCATCGACTCTATGATGAGTCTCCGTTCAACACTTCAGACCATGTTCAAGATTTCACCGAAGTCCGATATCATCCTTCAGGAGAAGATTGACTCCGACTATGATTTGAGAATACACGTTATGTACAATGGTTTTGAAAGAATGACTTCCGGTCTTGACGGTTTCGAAATAATCGGATGCATGAAGAGAAACCAGCTCGCCGGTGATTTCAGAAGCAACTATTCTCTCGGTTCAACCGCCGAAAAGGGAACATTGACACCGGAACAGGAGAAAATCGCAAAGATGGCTGCAAAGGCTACTGGTTGTCGTTGGTGTGGTGTAGACTTGATTGTATCAGGAACAACAAAGCAGCCTTATGTAATAGAGGTTAACTCATCACCGGGTACAAAAGGTATAACCACCGCCGCCGGTGACGATGTTGTCGGAACTCTGTTCAATATGTTCAAGGACTTCAAGTACACAAAATATGAATCCGAACAGATTGGAAGCTACGAGACAATCACGATAAAGGACATTATAAAGGAGAATCCGAACCTTGATGTTGCAATAAGGTTTGATTCCGACAAGATGTTCACCGAACTTGAATGTTCATCGGTAAATGCAAAGGATGAAGATGTTTCATTTGTATTCAACGGAGTAACATATAACAGAGAACTTGTGGGTTTGAAGAAAAACGAACCTATGGTCGAGTTGAACCTCAAATTCAACGGAACAATATACAAGAACGAACTTGTGATATTGAAACAGATAAACGACAATATCAACAAGAACCATATGGTCGGAGGTTCAAAGCTCATCAACCGTATAGCCAACAACGCCGTCATCATAGACCAGCCGTTCTATCTGACCGACAACACAACGGGTTTTGATGTTCCGAAGAAACCGATAGACGAATCGCTTCTTTTCGAAAGCAAACTGGATATGGCGTTTAAGGTGAGCAAGAACGAAGTGAATCTTATGAACCTCAAGACTATGTTAAACACATTCGTAAGCGGTACGAGAAACGAATATGTGAAGGGAAAGTTCGGAATAGAGGCAACGGATTCAAACAACTGGGAAATCAAGTATAACAACCAGCCTTTCCTTGAGTGTAAAAACACAGACATCAAGTTTATGCACAATTCGTTCCCATATGAAATCGCTTGCAAAATCGCCGGTGTAATAGAGTCAATACTTCCTACGGAAGTCGATATGTCGGTATATCCGGAAAACGAATAACAACAATACCAAATAGAGACTCGAACAAATGAAAAATGGACCGGAGACACCGGTCCATTTTTCATAAATAATGATATGGGATGTAACTGTAATAAAAACGATTCAATTCCTCTTTCTGTAAAAAAGGAAAAGAGGAGAGGCCTTAAAGAGAAGATAAATGAAATAAAGAAACTCTGGAAGGAAAGTAAAACCGTTGAAACATCGGGAAGCGTCACTGTAAACAAAGATGAACTTGGATTCAAATGAACAGAATAAAGACATACGAGGAATTTATAAACGACAATCTGACGGAATCATCAAAGAAGAACGGTAAGGAAGTTATTGGTTTCAAGGAAGTGGTGGAAATTGTCGGTATCGGAAATATGAAGGCGAAATTCGACACCGGTAATACCGCCTATTCGGCAATCATAGTGCAGGACTATTATGAAAAGGACGGCAAGGTGAAGTTTGAAATCAACAAAAAGGAATACGAATATCCCGTTGAAAAGCATGTCAGAATATGGCATCACGGAAAATCTACGGAGAGACCTGTGATAAAGGTTGATTTGATTTTCAACGGAACGACATACAAGGATGAACTTGTTGACTTGAAAATCTCGGATTTGACCGGAACGAAAGATTACAGAAGCAGGATGCTCATTTGCAAGAAGTTTATGGAAAAAGCCAATGTTCTCATTGACCCGAGCAAGGACTTCAAGCTCACCGATAAGAAGGATATCGACAAACCGAAAAAGAAAAAGAAGAAAATAAACGAAGGTCTTGAGGAAAACCCCGTATCTATGACCACAAAAGGTACGAGTGACGCCATAGACATAGATTTCAAGATTGGAAACGATATAATCGGAGGAGCGATTATAACATTTCAGTATATTGACGGAATTATAAGTGAATATTCGGAATCTGTAGATGATTTCGATGAAAAGGTCTTCAGAAAATTCGACAGTAACCAGAAACTATATAACCTTGAAGACTTCTGGATAAACAAGGATTTCAGGGGAAAAGGCTATTCAAAACTCTGTCTTGAAAGAATGATGGAGAAATACGGAGACAAACAAATGGTACTCCGTGCCTTTCCGGATGGAGGTGTAGATGAAGACACCCTTGTAAGAATATATAGTAGACACGGTTTTGTTGTGTTGCAACCCACAATGAACGATGGAACAATAATGGGAAAATTTATAAATAACAAACAACTATAAAAAAGAGTGAGGTTTTCCTCACTCTTTTTTTTTTATTCTTCCTCATCACAATCCTCTTCATCATAGCAGCAATCAAGCGCTTCACTGATTAAAGAGAATTCTTCAAAACCAAGAACTCTATTTTCAGAAACAGAAGCCGGTGTGTATATGGCATGTTCCTCGATAACACCCATAAACCTTTCTTCTGCAAAACATCTGAAAGATTCCTTTTCCATATCGAAATATGTAACAAAACCTTCTCTTGGTGGTCTCTTTGTACCCGACTTTGCGTCAACCGTACCTATGATAGCGGCGATGATTTTTGGATTTCTCGTTCCGAAAGCGATTCTTGTTGAACCGTCCTTTTTTTCAAAAACAAACTTAACTATATCATCACGTAACATTGTTATAAAACTCGATATCGAGACCATTCTTCCTGTTTCTTCCATACTTTAAATTTTATTATATATTATTTATGTTAGAACAAACCCGATGGTTCAATGTTATCTGAAACTTCCATTATTCTTATTTTTTAAGAACATAATCCATAATCTTATCGTCAAGTTTAGGTATGTACCTGACCTCGTATGAACCATCGTCCTTTAACCAGATTAATCTCCTGTCGATTATATTCAGACCTACACTCTCCATCATTTTCTGGTATAAGTTAAATTGAAGTGTGTAATGTGACAAAGCAGTGTCTTTAAAGTCACCCATAGGCGGTTTCATCCTGATGTCGTTCTTCACGGTATATTCCTTTTCGAGTTCCCTGTTGGTTTTCCAGTCACCTATTACAAAACCGCTGTCTTCGGGAAACATCAAGTTCTCTTCATAGAACAGAATGTCGGCTGTTCCACAGATAGGATTTACACCTTCCATATATTTCGTCGAGAGTTTGAACTCCGCTCCCACTACATACAGTCTCTTGCTCGGGTCAAAGTTCATCTCCGTATAGAACTTCACGATTGCATCTTCTTTCGGATATGTGGGAAGCAATGTCTTATATTCCTCAATCCACTGTTTCTTGTTCGCTTCACAGATGAGTTCGGGATGACCCGCCATAACATTCGTATAACTTTCTCCAAACTCGTGTGTCCTTGAACCGGAAATCGTTGACTTCAAGTTTATAAGACGCCAGTTTTTCAATACTTCGTCCTGTGTAAGACCTATCTTTTCTGCATATGCCTTTGACTTTCCATATTCATCGAAAGGCTGTTCGTATTTCTTGATGATATGTGAAACGGGAGTGTATTCCTTTTCACCAATGAAATATTGATGACCTTCCTCAATAAAATTGATGTCACCAAACTTTTCACTCAACATCTGTCTCGTTTCTTCTACTATCTTCATCCTATTTCAATTTTACACCGATACCTTTATCCAAAAAATCCTTTATCTCACATGCTGTCAACGACATCGGCTGATAATCGTGGGAATAGTCGGCTCTTCTGTTTTTTTCCTCTTTAATTCCGAACACTTCACAATATTTAACCATATCCACATCTACGGCAATCTTTCTTTCTCTCATATCTTTCCTATTATCATTTCTTTGTTTATAACTACATATTCAACATCATCCACCTTGATATACAAACCACCGGTATCACAGAAGGCAATCCTCTCCCCGACATTATATTCACCATCGGGAACACCTATACTGTCAATCACCCCCGTGTACGGTGCCGGTATCTCCATTATATTGTCCGACCTTAACGGTTCCGGTAGAATAATACCACCGGTCGATTTATACTCACCGTGGTCTTTGATGACCATAATAACATCATTTACAGCAACAAGTCTCATTTCTTTTCCTTGTATTTCGTATATAATTCCATCATCCTTTCAAGTCTCTTTCCTTCAATGTCATTGTCCTTGAACCATTCCTTGACATATTCGTCCGCCGACTTCCTTTCAACCGAGTTCGTTTCGTCTTCAGTTCGTTCAATCATCATATCATCATCTACGGTATGAATGGTAAATTCCCTGAAATAACCGTTAAGTTCATCGGTAATGGTGTTGAATTTGCATTGAATCACATCACTCCTCTTGACTGTAAGGTCGATATGGCAGTTGTTCCACTCATCCTTCAGGTCACCGATAGTCTTGTCGAGAATTTCATATATTGAAAAATCCTTGTATTTCGGAGAATATGTGTTCTCATAGAAGGTTGTCTTTCCACTCTTTATATCAAGGATGGTGATACCGCAAGCGTCACCTATCTCACCACGCTTCAACTGATACGGAGAACCGACATAATGGACATTCTTATAGTCCTGTTTCTTGTGTATATGTCCGGCGAAAACCACAGACTCCTTGAAATTCTTACTGTCTATCGAATTGGCGGACATAGACCTCGAACCCTTCGTATTCAACAGACAACCGTTGACATCAAGATGACCGAAGATATAATCCACATCCACCGAAGAAAGAAGCTTGTTCTCGTCTTCAAGACTGTTCACCCAAGGGTTAAACAATATTTTCTTTCCGTCTATGACATCGACTTCGGGCTTTCCGTATACTTTTATGTTAGGTATCCTCTCTATTATCCTTATGGATGTTATGTCATTGGACGACTTGTTGTATATGTCGTGGTTTCCTACGATTATGCGTATGTCTTTAAAAATCTCCGAAAGTTTCTCAAATATGTTGATTGTCCTGCATAACGTATTCAACCCCACAGTACTTCTGTTGTCAAAGACATCACCAAGATGAACGAGTATGTCACCATCCTTGTACTCTTTCTTCATCAAAGGTATTACGACATTTTCAAAATATCCACCCAAATCGTCGAGCCATATTTCATCATCGTTCTTATAACCGAAATGGGTATCCGCTAAAAACCAAATTCTACTCATACAAATAAGTGTAGTCTCATTTAAAATATAACAAAAATAAAGGGTGAGAGAATATCTCACCCCTTTTTTGTGCTTCGGTTCTATTAACCGAAAGATACCGGTGAAATGGCAAGTGTTGTCTTTATGCAACTCTCTTCATCGAAAGATGAGATTACCATTCTGTTCGGATAGAACTCAATCGTGTAGGATTTGTCGGTATCAACCCATCCGAAGAACTGCTTGTTGAAGCAAGACAGATAGTCATGCTTTCCACCGAAGTTTTCATAATCGGAGATGTTGAGTTTCTTGCAGTACATCTTTTCACAATTTGAAAATGCCTTGAAAGCGTTTTCTTCATCCTCACGAGCATACTTGAGGATGTCATTGAGTTCAAGACGTACATTCTCATCGGTTGATTCAACTTCCGACATATACACATCGTCACCATTCTTCTGGAAGAAGACACGGCAAGATTCACCATTCAGACCAAAGAGGCTCTTCATATACTTGAACTCGTTCTCACCGATACCGAAAGAGAACTGAATATTGGTTGTATTGTTGAAGATAGCGTTCTTCTTGTCTTCGTCGAGAGTAAGGAAGTCGACTGCTTCGGGGTCTGCACAAGGTACATTTACATAACCTTCTCCGGTATGGATGCAAATCTTTCTTGCAAAGTTGTTATCCTCTATGTCAAATGTTATGTTGACACTTTCACCACCGACAAACTGAAGTACCGACAACAGCTTGCTGGCATCACTGAACTGAATCTTAACAGACTCGTCGCCACATTCATTGACATACTCTTCACAGATTTTAGTCAAATCGGATTCAACCGCCTTCAAACCGCTTCTCTGCTTGTTGTATGCAATTGATTCAAACTCGCTACCCTTCACAGTTGTGAAAATCATTTTGTCCATACTTGAACTTCTCTTGATGAGATTTGTGAAACCCTTGGTCTCAACATTCTTCAAACTTATTTTTCTCATATAACTAAAATTAAAAATTATTTCTTCTGAATTAAATATAACAAAAAATTACCAGAGCTGGAACTTTTTTTCACCCTTTAGTTTATCCAGCCTCCTGTTCGCTATCTTGCAGTACTCCTCACTTATTTCAGTACCGATATATCTCCTGTCAAAGTTTTCACAGACATAACAAGTTGTACCGGCACCCGAAAAAGGGTCGAAGACAATATCGTTCTTATATGTGAAAAGTTTCAATATCCTTTCGACAAGTTCCTCGGGAAACATCGCCGGATGACCGAAATCACTCATCCTGTTTTCCGGAGCGATACTCCATTTGGCGGTGGTCCATTTCTTGAACTCGTCACCGGTTATGTCTATATTCTCCTTTTCACCTTCGTGTTTCGGATTGCTCTTATAGAAATACTCCACATATTCCCAAGTGTATTTCAGATATGGTTTCGATGGACTTTTCCAACTTCCCCAAGCGGTGTATGCACAGTTGTAATTGTTCTTCTCCCACAATATTTCACCACCCCAGATAAGACCGAGTTCGGACAATATACTTGAAACAATATGGTGTGTCGGATAATTTTCGGAGAAAACCGGTTGGACATTCACGAATATCCTTCCACCGTCTTTCAACACTCTTGCACATTCCTTGAATACACTTGTAAGCCATTTTTCATATTCTTTGAAATCCTTCTTATCATCATATACATCATAATCCTTGTCAAAGTTGTATGGAATACTTGTAATGATACAGTCTATTGAAAAATCATCAATATTTTTCATTAAATCTATACAATCACAACAATATATTTTATTCAATTCAATCATATATCTAAATATAACAAAAAAAAGGCAACCTTTTAAGTTGCCTTATGTCATATTAGAAACCTTCTTCATCAAGTTTATCTTTCAAATTGATTTCAAGGTCCCAAATTTTAATATCTTTATAAATTTCGAGTTCAACCTCATCGTCTTTTTGATAACGTCTGTCTTCAGATTCTGTACAAATCGCTTTTACATCCCAACAGTCTTCAAGGTCTTTAAGAGCATAAAGTTTCCAATAAGAATCTGCTGTTTCACCGTGGTTACCCAAATACCTGTTAATTGTAACAGGAATACCTAAATCTTCTTCCGCTTCATCATCAAAATCTACAACACCCCAAGGAATAGGTTCAAAATCCAATTGATTCAAAGATTCTTTTATTTCTGATTTGTTATTTACAAATTCTTCAAAATTTTTTATCATAGCATATAATTTGTTTTCTATATTTATGATTAAAACAAACTGACGACAGATTTTTCATCATCTATCCTTCTTGTCGCTTTCTCGAAGTATTCCCTTTCAAGTTCAAACCCGATGAAATTCCTTTTCTCCCTTATGCAAGCGACTGTGGTTGTACCGCTACCCATACAGTTGTCGAGAACCAAATCACCTTCGTTTGTATATGTCCTTACTAGATATGATATAAGTTCGACGGGTTTCTGTGTGGGGTGGAATGTCCTGCAATGCTCCTTTTCAACATCTATTATGCTTGTCGGATATTTCATTCCGGACAAATCGTCTTCTGCAAGCGAAGCGTCAAATTTACCGTAGCACTGGTTTTTCTGTTCACTCTTGACATTTCCACGAGAATGGTTCTTTGCACCCTTCACCTTCTGTGGATTGTATGTGGGAAGTTTCTTGTAGAAAACAGCGATGTCCTCGTGGTTACGAAGAGGCATCCTGTTTGAATTTAAGAAACCGGTTGCACGGTTTCCTTTTTTCCAGATAAGGTTATACCTCCACATCGAGGGGTTGCTCATCATAAGCTGTGCGGTGAACATACCTTGACAAAACAATACTATTGCACCGTTTTCCTTTATGATACGGTTGTATTGCTCCCATAATTTGTCAAAAGGTATTATCGTGTCCCATCTTGCACTTTCGTTTGTTTTGTTTAAAACATTATAGGGCAAATCACAGATGATACAGTCTATCGAACCGTCATCTATTCCTTTCATACCTTCAAGACAATCTTCGTTATATATTCTATTAAGTTCCAACATACTCTAAATATAACAAAAAAGGGAAGATTTTTTTTTCTTCCCTTTCTTTTTTACCTTTATCTTTTTTAACTCTGCTCTCTTTCTGAATCCTGAAGCATATCGTCAAGAATAAGTTCTTTCCAGTCTTGTTCCGTATTTTCACTTGAAGATATGTAATCTCTCAATGATGTAATCGTGGCGAATGATATTTTACCATACTTTTCCGTATCTGTGTCATATTTACCCGCCATAATTTCCTCCATATATTGCATTACATTTTCAATATTGGAATTTTCCGCCTTTCCTTCTCTTGGAAGAACCCTACAATCATCGGATAGACTGTCGTTTTCAATATCCCTCTTGATTCTTATCTTCAACCATTCCCATACAACATTTGGTCTAGGACTGATATCAATTATCGATATACGTCTTGAAAGACCGCCCCAGTGAGGACCGACAATTCTACTGTTCATAAAATTCGAAATCGTTTCGTTTGTGAGAAAAACTATGAAACCATTAAATGTGAAACGGTTCGGGAAATGTTCCTGTTGTCTCTCTTCTGCATATTCTTCAAACTGTTTTGCAGCCAGAGAACGAAGTTCACTTTCAGACCTAGGTATATAGTCTTCATATCTCGCTTTCTTGGCGGACTCGTTTCTACCCATCTCTCTCACCTTATTGTCTATCCACACCTTTCTATCATAGTCCGATATCGAACCGACTTCAAGATAATACCTCTGGTGTCTGTCAACCTTTCCACCGATTACATTATAATACTCGCTTCCGAGTGAACCGGCGGTACTTCCGGCAGTCAAACCCTTAGCACTCGGAGTGTCTATTTGTCTTGATGATTCATCCGAACTGGTTGCTTGTTTAAGTAAACTTACCTTATCCTGGTCTTCCCATAATGAATTTGTATCATCATATATGATTACCATATCATTATATTTGTAAAGATTCTTATAAACTGTCTGCGCCGTACCGACGGAGTTTAATTTTATATAGTCTATATTTTCACGAGCGTTGGTTTCCGCTATGGCTTGGTTTACAGCGACAGTCTTACCGATACCACCCATACCTGTTACCATAAGGCCTCTATGTGATGACATAATACCTCTCAATTTTTCAGCGGTACCACCTTCACCACCTTTCTTCACATAATTCAACATGGCCTTCATAAACTTCTTCTCACGTTCAAGCCTGCTGTCAAGTTTCTTAACCTCAAGTTCAATCTTACTTTCACTTTCCATAACTTTCCAGAGATGGTCTCTCGAATCGAGATAAACACTGAGTTTTCCGGATTTACCGCCTTCCCAGAACCAACAGTCCCTCATAATCTTTCTACTTGCCATATTGAAACCTTCGTCAAAACCACATAGTATGCAGTGTACAACACCTGTTACCCTTCCGGCGTTTGTCGGGTCAAGTTCACCCTTTGAGGTATAGTATATGGCGTCTTGAACGGTTTTAAAAGGACTACCCTCTTCAAAAGGTTCGGATGTCATATATTTTGAAATGCTTGAATCATCATATTTTTCAAAAAGTTCCAAATATTTAACAACATCCTCCCTGTTAAGTTCGTATGATTCATCTCTCCTTCCACTACTACCAATTTCCGGACCCATAATCTTTCCCACAATTACTTTAGGGGAACCGTCCGTTCTTATGGACACTTCACCGGGCATCAATATGGATTTTGTCGGTCTTGCTTTAAGCGCCTTTGTTCCGGATGCTTCCTCACCCTCTTCCGCTGGAGCGGGTTCTTTCGCTTCAATGATTATATCGGATTTACCATCCATCAATTTGATTGTATTGACAAGTGTATAAATCATAGAAAGGAAACCTAGTTTATTTGTCGATACGGAGAATGTCGGTTTTATTGAGATATTCAAAGGATTCTCTGTAAATAAACCTATTTTCTTTTCCATACCAATCTTCGTCAGTACAAGATAAATATCGTTTTTCTTATTGTAAACCATTGTTGCGTCATTTCCATCGGCGTCAAAGATATAAGGATATACAGTCCAATCCGCTTCGAAATTCTTTCTGATGTGCTTTATGACAATGTTGGTGATTTTAACGAGGTATTTATCATCTGAAATAAATCTCGGTTTTTTAAAATCCGTATTTTCGTCTTCATAATAGTTGTCCCAGAATTCCTTATCAAGAGAACCTCCCGTTTCGATACTTTCCGTAGGAATATACTTCGGGTCAAGCTGACCTTCCGCTTCATTACTCTCAAAAAGGTTTCTGCTATCTGATTTCTTCAAAAATTCACTGAAACTTTCAATCATAATATTTCTATTTTTATTATTTAATGTATTTATGCAAATAAAAAAGGAGACTTAAAAGTCTCCTCATTACCACAACGAACTATCGTTTTCCGGCATATAACTTAAATATAGGCTTTCATATACAATGGCGTTCCGGTTCTTCCCTATCGTTCTCTTGAATGAAGAGTTTCCGCTTTTTATGTACAAATGTTTTTTATAGCACTTCTCCGGAACGGAGTATGTGTTGTCAACACCACCGGACTTACCGTCAAACGACAAGATGAACTTTACATTCTTTTTTGAAACATTTTCAAGAAAACCAAAGAAATATACAAAGTCTATACCCCCGAAATACATACCTTTCGTATTGAAGTACGGCGGGTCCATATAGATGAAGTCACCTTCCTTCACTTCACCGATTATCTCTTCGTATGAACGATGTATGAACTCGACATTGTGCTTTCTCAACTTTTCACTCCATTCATACAATACCGGTTTCAGTATTTCGGGTTTTATTCCGTCCCTCGTTATGTGAAAACCGTTGTTAAACTCACCCTTTCTGTTATATCTGGGCATACCGTTTGTGGTCGTCCTCATTATAAAGAAGAAAACGAGAGGGTCGTGTGTCCTGTTGTATATTTCCCGCTGCTCCTCGAAGAACCTCCTCTTTCTGTCTATGTTGTCATCTCTGTTCAGTTCCTTCCACAGAGTCTCGTATGTCTCGTATATCTCGTCCGGAAAATCCTTCACTTTGTTCCACAGTGATATGAGGTCTCCGTTTATATCCGAACAGACATACCTTTTAACCGGAATGCTTGAGTTTATAAGTCCCATAAGCATAGAACAACCTCCACAAAAAGGTTCATAATATGTGTCTATGCACTGTGGGAAATATTCAAGTATCTCATCGCACTGACTTCTTTTGGAACCACTCCATTTTATTACGGGTTGAAACTTTACCATAATGAAACATTGTTTTGGAGTTTCAAAATCCTGTCATTGGCCACCTTGAAATATTCTTCTTCTATCTCGAACCCGATAAAGTCCCTCTTTGTGTTGATACACGCTACGGCGGTGGTTCCGCTTCCGATACAATTATCAAGAACGAGACCTCCCTCCGGACAATACGACTTTACAAGAAACTCCATCAGTTCGACTGGTTTCTGTGTCGGATGTATCTGGTCCTGTCTTCTCCACTTCTGCGGGAAGTCGAGAACCGTCGATGGATGACGGGTTCCGTTGTTGGTATGTTCAGTTCCCTTTATCCCGAAACCGAGATTGTTTCTCTTGTTCAGAGTATATTTCCTTTTGTAAGGGGTACCCTTCAGCATCTGCGGTTCATAATACGCCGCCGGATGACCGAACACAAGTATCATCTCGTGTTTCTTCATTGGCATAAACTTGGCGGTGAAAGGTGAACCGCACTTCGATTTCTTCCATACCATATCGTATCTGAATAATTTCTCATTCGACAAGGCGAGACGAAAGGCGAACATACCGGTACCGAAGAGGATTATGTTACCCTTCGGTTTTATTATCCTCTCATACTGTTCCCACAGTTTATCCACCGGAAGATTCTTATCCCATTCGAGCGATGTCGTTTGATATGGGAGGTCACAGATGATGCAGTCCACCGAACTGTCATCAATCCGTTTCATACCATCCATACAATCCTCGTTGTAAATTTTGTTTATATCCAGCATTACCAGACAAAAATAAAAAGGTTAGTAAAACATATTATCTCCATAAAGAAAATCCAAGCCTTGTTGTCCACATCGGCGGAGTAGTCTTTATTGTAAACACCGTCAACCTTCATTCCTATGAGTATGAAGACGATATAAGGTATTATGGTACCCGTCACCCCGTGAATACCGGCGGTGGAACAGATATAAATGGTTGTAAGTATAATTGCTATAAGTGAATTTGCATAATGTATCAACCTCGCCGGTCCGTATTTGAAGAACTCCTTTTTCGAAAATTTTTCCTTCAGTTCCCTCAAAAATTCCATAAAACTTTTACGTTCGACGAACTTACCACTTTCACCCTTGCATATATCCGCCTTATAACCGGAAATCTGCTTCGGTCCCGATTTATAACAGCAGGCCGCACCGACCATAAGCAACGAGATGACCACGACAATAGGTATCCATTTCAGACCGTCCGGAGCCTTCTCGAACCACCATATTCCGAAAGGGACACTCGTCATTATAGACCATGCCGCAAACAACCAGTCCCACTTGGAAGGAAGTATATAATAGGTTTCGCTCACTGAAACCGGCACACCATACTTGAACAGTATGAAAATAATGTATGCAAAGCAACATACGATTGAAATAATCGGTAATGAAATCATAATATTTACTTTTTATTTTTTCTTATCAACTTGTTTGTAAATATGGTTACACAGACAGCAATCACACAGGCGAGAAAACATACCAGTCCTGCAATCCAAGTTCCCATTAAAAGATATACTATCAGTCCGAATATGACCGAAAGAAACAACAATACTATAATTAAAGCTATCATCAGAAAAGTTTTATTTCATTATTTATATGATGTATTCTGTCCTCCGCTATCCGGAAATATTTCCCATCGACTTCAAAACCGATAAAATTACGGTTCAAGTTAAGGCAAGCGACACCGGTACTTCCACTACCCATACAACCGTCAAGAACGGTATCACCTTCATTGGAAGACATTTCTATTATCCGTTCCATCAGCTTTACGGGTTTCTGTGTCGGATGTTCGGTCTTTTCCTTCGAGTTGTGGGGAAGGGCGGATATGTCGGTCCACACGTCGGACAGACTGACACCTTCCTTCAACATACCTTCCGTATACTCCTTCCGTTTCGTGTCGGGTTTTATCTTGATGTTGTTGAAGACCGGTTCATCACCACCTTTGACATAATATGCTATCGGTTCATAACCGGAAGCCAAGGCGTGACCCCTCGTATTGTTGAAACCCCTTTTTCTCGCCCAGATGATTATTCTTTTTTCCATAAGATACCTGTCGAGTATATTGCAGATTTTCCTGTTCAGTTGTCTTGATGTAAATAGAAAAACACTCCCACCGGGTTTCAAAACCCTTACATATTGGATGACAAGGGATTCTACCCATTTAAGATAGTCATCCTCGTTCTCCCACTTGTTGTCAAAGTCGGCATCCACCACACCGAAGTAAGGTAAATCACAGACAACACAATCTATTGAATTGTCTTTCAACCTGTTTCTTATTCCGGTTATACAGTCTTCGTTATACAGTTTCATACAATTAAATATAACAAAAACGAGTTTCCATCAAAAAAGAGGTCAATTTAACCTCTTTTTACCACAACGAAATCTCTTCACATCTTCCGTCGAACCTCTCGGTCTGACCGGTCTCCCAGTTCATCACGATGACCGGAATTTCCGTTTCCGGCAGACACATCGTCACACCGTCCATCCTGAAAATGTTCCAGGATATGATTTCCGCCCATTTCTCCACATCTGTGGGTTCTTTACCGAACTTGGCGATAAAACTCTCTATAACGGCGGACAATACATTTCTACGGGCGAGGAACAAGGAATCTTCCTGCCATTCATATCCATAAGTTGATTTGAGGGCGAGTTCAGCCAAACGACACCATTCCTTCTCGTCATCGGTGTGTATCCTCTGCAATTTTCTGTCGAGGAGACCCGTTCTCCTTTCCATCGGTATCTGTTCCCCCGTGGAAGCGTCATATAACGATGTGATAAACGGGGCCTCGCCACAAGTCACCTCAAGGACTTTTCTTTTTATGTAATCGATGTCCGAACCGCTATAACCTTCGTCAAACGAATCGTTCATTCTCTTCACGACATCGTAAGGTGTGAAAACCTCCGCTTTCTCCTTCGTCCTATTCTGTTGTGTTTCCCGATTCTTCAAATATCTCGGAACGACATCATCCGGATTTATGTTCAGTTTTCCTCCCGTGGTTCTTTCGTTCAGAAGAATCTCCGCTATCTTTGTGTCTTTAATTCTTGTAATCATATTATAAAAATAACAAATTACATAAATAAGTTATACAACATAAAAAAGATTATGATTAAGAAATTTGAAGATTTCATAAATGAAGAAATTGGTGGTGTAGTGTCTGGTAAAAATGTCTTTATTATACTTTTAAGAAACGATGATTACCATCAAGAAATATGGAAAGTATCCAATTATAGAAATTATAATTATTCAATATGGAAAAAAGCCGTTGAAGATTTTAAAAACGCCGGTATGGATGATTTGACAAACCTATATCTGCTTCAAATTCCAGAAAATCTTTATAATGAAAATATTGAATTGATAAATAAATTGAAACTAGGTGTCGAATCGGAAGAAAAAGAAGACGAAAGATTTGACATACTCAATATGTTTAGCGACTATGTTATTGAACACGAAGAGGGTGGTAATTTTTAACAAACAAAAAGGAGGTCAATCGACCTCCTTTTGTTTTATACACCTGTCTTTCCTTTTCTTTTCAAAATCAAAATTACTCAAATATACAAGTATTTTTTTAATCCATTCATCATCACATCCGAGTTTCTTCAATAGGATTTCATCCGACTCCACATCCGAATAGTCAATATCGGGAAAAAGTTTCCAAACTTTACTCTTCATATTCCTGTCGTCTTGGCAAATCCAAAGACAGAATTTCAACAGACATCCTTCGATAAGGCGTGCCACATTTTCCGCTGACTTTCTGTCGTGGAAACATATTACGACTTTGGGGACACCGTTGGTCTTGATGAAGTTTATTTCGGAATCCAAATCGAGAACACCAACACCATTCAGTTTCTTCTGTGCAATCCATTCGCCGTTTTCCTTGTAGTTTGCATAACTGACATTCAAGAACCAAGAATAGTTTTTCATTTTCCGAAGGTCTTTCTCCTTATTCCAGTTATAATAGTATTTCTCCCAGTCTCCATACATCGTAACCGTATTGCTCCACATACTGGTTCCCGTGTCCATAATTTCGAAAATCTTCCTCTCGACATCGTTTATGAGAATATTGTCGTAGACATTCAGTTTATCGTCGGTCTGTTTGGAACCTTTTCTACAAAAATATATCGCCGGCTCTGTCATCTGTGTTTCCGAAAAAGTACCCTCGTCCACGATGTATATTTTCTCACACCCGAGATGTTTCAGAAGTTTTCTTTCGTATTTCATCTTGAAATCATACAGACATTTAGAAGGCATTACAAAACACAGAAACTTATCAAAAACAGAAACGGAAGACTCTATTATTTTAAAATGAAGTCTTCTGCTACCTATCTTGTCCCTTCCATATGGAGGATTACCGACTACAACGTCAAATTTCATATTATAAAAATAACAAATTACATAAATAACATATATAAACTATATTGTTATGATTTTAAAGTTTGACGATTTCATAAACAGTCAGAAGTGCAACGAATCATTCGACCCTTCGATGGTGCAGATAATGGCGATGCTGCTTGCAATGTCAATACCCGCACTACCATTGATTTTCCGTAAGAACATAAAGAAGATAATCAACGGATTCTATAGGGAGGACGAATACTTCAGTGTAGCATATACATTCTCCAAGCTCATATTCAAGTACAAGGATAAGATAATGGAGACCGACAAATATCCGATGCTGAAGAACATCATCAACGGAAACATATGGAAAAAACGTTATCTGAAAAGCAACAAATACTATAAGAGCTGGAAAGGCAAATCCTTGAGAAACGGTGACTTATACAGCACCATAACCACCGAAGGACTTGACGACGAAGTGAAGGAACTTATGTCACACGAAGACTATATGTCATTCGTATCATGCCGTCACTCGACATTCAAGACCGCTATGGACATAAAGTACAACTTGAATGAAAGTTTAGGTACGTCCAAAAACGGTGTTTCTGATACGGATATGATTATAATGCTCTTCACAATCGGACAGGCGGCGTTTCTGCTCGATGGCGGAAGTATGGATGTTCTGAAAAACCTTCTGAAAAGAAACAAGAAATGCAAGGAATGTTTTGACGGAATGAAAAACATACTCCACAGATATGAAGCGGATTTCTCCAAGAACTTGATTTCCAAGATAAGTAAGACTATGGATTTGGACAAGGCACAAAAAACACTAGATGACTTGAACAAAGGATGTGAAGACATAATGTCAGAAAAGGACTTCAAGGATTTCACCGGTATGGTCGAAGGACTACGTGACGCTATGGAACGCATTGACGATGAACAGAATATGGAGAGTACGGACATCGCCGATATGGACAAAGATGATTTGGATGAAATATTCGATAAATAACATATAGAAAAAGGAGGTCAGACGACCTCCTTTTTTATTGAAGTTGTTCCCTTTTTATTTCCTTCCCACAATGTTCACAGTAATAAACCTTATATGTGTGATGAATTTTACACTTGGATGGTTCTGTCGGATTTCCATTCTCATCCAGATATTCCTCCTCATATGACATCCTGAAATACTTATTGCAGTTATGATAGAGTTTCTTTGGTAATTCGAACTCATCGTTTATAAAGAGAAGGATGACCATTCCCCACGACATGAACAGCGTGAGGAGAATGCTGGTGAAAAGATAGATTTTCGGATGATAATAGCACTTATACTCACGAAGTTCCTTGTCACCAAGGAAAGCGAGGACTATCCCCGATATCCAAAAAATGATAAATAGAAGTAATTTCATATTCTTATTTTTTATAATTTTAACAATTTCTTGTACTCCCTTATCTCATCCTTTGTGGCGGGACGGAACAGCATACCGACCGAAGCCTTCTCGGAGTGATGGTCATCATACATACAACGGTCTTTGTGACACTTGTAAATCTTTCCTTCCGTGAAAGACGAACCCGTTTTGTGCCAGTCCATTATGCACATATAATAACGGTCTTTCTTTACTGTGACTACTTCATTCATATATTTTTTTTTACAAAGATACTATTTTTTTCGTGACAATCTAAAATCACAGTTGTTTCAGAACCTCCTCGACGACGATTCTGATTCCGTCGTCCATTCCACACAGGTCGGACAGATGTCCTTCGGCGTCCCACACCTCGTCCGGGTCGTTGTTCCAGGATTCCTCTATGGAACCGGACTCACTGAAATAGTAGTTATAAATTTCGGTGTATACGAGCGGGAAATAGTTTCTGACACTCTCCATCACCTTGGAGAACTCCCTTCCATCAAGTTCGTTGAGTTGTTTCATAAATTCGGGTTTATATAAACTAAAGATAACAAAAAACGGAAACCTCTGTGGTTTCCGTTTGTGGGGTTATTCATCTTCGTCGGTCTCAACATCGTAACTGGTGTAGTTTCTCACGACGTCGTTCCTGTTTTTCGAAAAATCAAAGTGTCTCAAGTATTCCATCGTCTTCTCAATTTCGTCCGGTGTGAACCCACAGGAAGCGAGGAGTTCCTCGTCGGTATGTATGTTCGTGTAGTCGAGGTCTGGGACGTATTTGAACTGTGATTTAACAATATATTGTCTAATCTGTGTCAACCATAAACTATATCTTAACACAAACCCATTTTTCATAAGGTTTT